AGTGTGACTTCCAACTTGCTGTAGGTGTCGTTGAACCCGATCATGTTGGCTATACCCACGTCATCGGTGACGGGGTAATCGTTGGGGTAAATTAGACGACAACCTCCACGCACGCCGCTGATGCTCATGAAATCGGTGAGAATGAAAACCCGGACCGCATCAGTGTAGTCGTTGGGCAAGCGGCCAGTACAGAGATTGTTCCACCAGGCGTCCACTAGGAGTGTGATCCGATTGGTGGATATCCACAACTGTACACACTCGCCCACTGCCCTGTTCCACAGATACACGCAGTTGCTCCGCCCGTCGTAGGCGAGGTAAATCCGCTCCCGTGTATCCTTGCTGCTACTCGCCCGAAGCCCGGTGAGATTCTTCGACCACCGATTGTTCACAAAGCGGTCGAGGGCCCCGATCTGCTGGTGATCGCCGGTGTTCCCGTTTACCAACAACACTCCGGAGTAGGTGACGCCGATTATGGTACTGCCGACTACTGTGCTGGAGGAGGGTCCGACAAACTTGTACCCCTCCAACATCTTGTGGATGCTTAGGCTGGCTCCCCGTTTCTGGATGCGATAACTTTCGCCGTCTCCGAGCAGCCATAGGAAGTCGCCCGCCTGGACGAAGTGGGCCCCACTGAACGCCGGAATGCGAGTCCGATACACATTCAATGCCTGCATGTTTTCGGGTTCAATGCGACCTAGTGGGCTCCACTGAATGTTGAGAAATCCGTCTTCCACAACGGCGGCAAACATGGCCCCTTCATAAAACTCAATACACTGCATTGCGGGTACAGTGGTATTCACCACACCGCTAATCGGATCATACCGTTCGAGTAGTACCAAACTTTCATCACTGAGTTGGTCCTCACCGCCTGCGGTCCCCATGTCGTAGGTGAGGGTGTAACTGGTGGTGCCGGTGGTGGGTACAGGTATTCGGTTTCGGCGAAACAACAATCCGCCGGGGGGTAAAGTATTGTTGCTGGGGGCCAGTCCTGCGGCGATGGTCGTGAACACCTCAATGTCACTGTAGTCATTGGGGAGAGGTTTACCTGTATCATTCGTCACGGATAGGACCCCATTCCGATACTTGGTGAGGTCGAAGATGGTCGGGGCAGTGCTGGGCCCCGAAGGAGTGGATATACCACTTCTCCGCCGCCTAGTGGAATCGTAATACCTCAAGGCGTACTGGTAGTAGCCGAAACCCAGGAGGTCGGTCGCGGAGGTCGTCTCGTTGATGGTGAAGGTGACAGCCCCTCCGGTGAGAGCCATCACTTTCGGGCCGAAATCCCTCAGCACCATGATACCGTACACTGGGTGCCAGTAGAGTACTTTCGCTACGGAGGCCCCGTTTTTCACACCGGAAATGTAGATCACTCGCCCAGAGTAGGTGACGGAAATCCGGTACTCCGACCAATTAGGGGATACTGTGTCCCCGCCCTCCAGAATCCAGTAGTTATTCCAGGTGGAGCCGCCCCCAGCGGAAGTTAGGTTGTCCCGGTAGGCGAATATCAGCCGGTCTCCCACCCGGAGGATGTAGCCCCTTGTGAGTCCGGAGTAGGGGTTCAACATCTCCACGTACTTCATGTAGGTTACATCTAGGTCCAGTCCGGTTAGGGCTGTCTGGAAGTTGCCAGCGGCTGTGCGGGTGCTGTTGCTGCTGGGGTCAATAGCTCCCGCTCCCGCAACCGCAGTCGTCATGGTGAAGGTATTGGTGGAACTCGCCCCCACAAAATTGAATGTAACCCACGCGAAGTAGGCCGAACCGCCCACCACCACGGTATTGAAGTTGGAGGCGTCAGCGGTGATTGCGGCCCCAAGACTAGTGGCTATGGTGAGACAGGTTCCCCCGATCTGGAATTGCATTGCGGCAGGAACTCCGGCGGTGGCAGTGAATGTCCTGTCCGCAATTATAACCGTATCTCCCGCCGTCCAGTTGGCCGCTATCAGAATATGCACTATGCCCTGTTTGCGGGAAGTGCCGGGAAGCCGATCATACTGCCTAAATCCGTCGAAAGTCTTGACTTCTCCCCTATACTTGCCATCAACACCCAACAACCACGGGCAGTAGTCACCGCCGGTTTTGGCCCCCGCTTGGCTCCGATCTACGGTGGCTTCCCCGAACGAATACGGCCAGACCATTGTTTCGAGTTCCATCGTTAGGCTCCGTTCGGGTTGTCACGGGAATTGGTACGCACGACTTGGCCCGGAACCCGTCCTGGGCCGTTTTCCACAAACGGGATGTTTTGAAATCCGGGGCGGATGCGGTCTGGGACACCGGGACGCACCAAGCCGATCCCCTTGCGTTGGACCGGTTGTTCCACACTCGGCATTACCAAGCGGTCACCGTCGTCACTCTTAAGGACAGTGGGGGTGCGGGTAGGCAGCCTTCTCCATGTGGAGTCCAGGAAGCTGTTGGTCGGAATGTCCTCTTGTCCCGTAGTCATGTTGGAGGGGATCAGTTCCATTAGAGTATGTTCCACAGGTCCTCAATGCGGTATGTCGCATCCGACTCCCAGTGCCCGCCGCGAATCGCATCCATGTTGGCGATACCGAGGCGTATGTCCCGGAGTTTCTGCTTGTATTCGTCCGTGAGGAGGCTTACCCGTTTGAGGTTGCCCTCAGTCCGATGCAGGAATATCGCTGACCGCAGCCCCAGTACAGGCGTGACTGCCCCCAATCCCTCCGGCACAATCTCATAGGTGAGGGAGGTGATGCTGGGAACGGTGGCCGGGTTGAAATCGAAAACCGGACGCACCTCAATTCGTGGACCGGTTGTGTAGGTGGGAGTGTAGTTGATGATCGGTCGCGTTTGTGTCGGCCAGAACTTGTACCCGGTCGGATTGTGGGAGGCACCAAGTAGTCTGACCATACTGCCGTAGTAGGCGTTGGGGCGGTAGTCGAAGTAGCCGACCGTGGGCACCAATCCCGCCGTCTCAAATAGGACGAGGTGGGAGGCATCATTCCCGGTGACTGCTCCGGGGTTAGCCTGTGTGACTAGACACATCTCCACATCCCCGTTCTGGATATACTCCAAGGTCATTGTCACCGAACCCCCAGTCCAAATAGGATTGAATGTGAGGTTGGTGCCGTCGAATTGGAACTGGCTGCCGAACGGATTCTTCCGACTCATATTGAACAGTTCGACCGAAAACCGGCCCGTCACGGGGTCAATAATGCCCAATCGGTAAATGGTCCCAATGTTGGGCGGCATGAGGTAGGTGTTCGTGTCGTTGGTGACGGCGAAACTGTATTGGACCACAAACGGAATGTCGGAGAGGCGGAGCATTTCTCCGAGCAATTCCCGGTAGTTAGCTCTGACCACCGGGTACAGCTTGTCGTCTGTATACTTGGCGTTTATTGCAGGCTCATTCGCCCACTGCCGAGTGTAACTGAATACCTGGTTGAGTTGGCCGGTCGGTTGAACAGTCGTCGCCATAGTTGAGACTCACAGAAACAATGCCAACTTGTCCCACCGCAAATGGAGACCGCGTTTTTCCCCGGCCCGCTTCAGGTGTTTTGCCCGGTCCTCCCTATCGCGGGTCCGGTCCTGCCGCTCCATTGCATATCGGTGTAGGCTTTGGTAGTCCTCCGCCGCCTGCTGCTGCACCCATCGGCGGTGACGGGGACTGCCGATCTCCATGAGGGCAGTCCAATCCGACGGCTTAAATCCGGTCGGAGTGTCTGCGGAGGCTGGTAGTTCTCGACCCCTGAACATATCCCGATTCAACCATTCCGCTATGAAGAACTTACCGGTGATGCGACTCTGAATGAGGGTCATTTCCTCGTTGAGGAGCCGCTCCCTTGCGAGTTCAGCCACAGGGTGGTCGTCCCAAAACCGGTAAAGTTTGGGGTAAAAGGTTCGCGGTCCTGCCACCATTACATGCTACTCGCGTATTTGCTCTGCATGAATTGGGGGATGTTGATGTTGCCGAACAGGTTTCGGGGAATGTCGGGTACGTTCAGTCGGTTCGTTCCGCCCACCGTCTGCACACCACTGCCGCCGCCCCCCTGGTACTGCCTGGCGGAGGCGGTTTTCCGTTTTCGTTTGATCTTCACATCGGCGTTGGTAGGGTTGCCGGAATTTTTCTGCTTGGCGTACCACTCCTTGAGGGCTTCCCGGAAGGATTGGCCCCGCACCTGATTGGTCGTGGGCATGTATCCTTTGGGGGTGGAAACGGCTCCCCTCTGTGCAGGGGGACCGACCGCAGGGGCCGGAGGTGCTTGTGACATTCCCATTCCGCTAGGCATACCTGTCTCCATCAATGATGAGGGGAGAGATAGGTTGGGTTACCCCGTCCTGTCTCCCCCCGTCACCAAACCCCCGTCTAGGTTAGCTGGTTGCGATATCCTCCTCGAAGCCAGCCAGTCGAACGCTTTGGACATACTCCGGGAAGAACTGGAGCCATCGCTTGAACGGGGCCTCCAAGAAGTCTGTCGCCTGACCGGTCGAACTGTTGGTCATGCGGAAGATTGAAGGTCCCGTGATCTTGGCGAAGAACTCAACGAACTCGCCGAAACGTCCATCTTTCCCGACGCCGTTCGGATGAGGTGGGACAACCTTCTGGATGTTCCCGTCCCGCATCTTGATGGCGTAAAACACACCTTGGTTACAGTAGTTGCTGGTCTTGATCTGCAAACTGTAACCGTCCGTGGACTGGTTCCACTCCTTGCCGAAGCCCTCACCGGAAATGCGGATCGGAGTCGAGGTCCGTTCTCGCCGTCCGGTGTACTCCAGGGCGTTGACGTACTTCGTCTTGACACCGGGAGTTGTAATCCCCGTATCCGGACGACAAGCCGACGGCTTGGCTTGGAAGAAGCCCATAACGTACCGATTAAAGACCTGCTCACTAGGGGTGGTCTCCCCACCAGTGAGGGTCTTACGCAGACTCTTGAACCACGGATAGGAGGCAATGGTGAGAGGTCCACCAGTACCGCTAACCGTGAGGCCCGATCCACCGAACAACGTGCCGCTGTTCACAATCCACGAATCCATGCTGTTAGGCTGGTTCGTGATGATTGAACCCGACGACAGGCTGGACGAATTGAACGGATGCAACTCAATCTGGCGAGTGGCCGTCAGAGCGATGTTGGAGCCACTGTAGGCTACCAAGGACACGGAAAGGGCAATGTCGTCGATGATGGCCACGAAAACCGGGACCCCCGCCGAAATCTTCACCCAATCCGTACCGTCATGCTCAAACACATCTACGCATTCACCCACCTCCAGACGTGCAATCTGGTAGCGGTTGAACACGCTGATGAGGGCCCCGTTCGTAGCCGTGCCGTCCACCGTACCGTTGGCACGAATGGTGACACCGCCAGCCGGAACGTTGCCGGAAGCGTAAGCCCCGACGCTGGTATCGCTACCCGCCGTCGAGGAATTACTCTCCGCCCACCAAGAGAGGTGGTCCCGCAAGGCTACACGCCGGGCCGACGCCTCGATGATGGCCTCCATTTGGTTGCCGATGTTGTTCGGGTTCTGGTCGAGACGGGTAATCTCGGCCGGAACGTGGAAAATCCCGTACATCTCCTTGAGAGTCGTAGCCACCTGCACATACGCCGGGGCCGTACTCTCAGTGAGGCCAGGGAACGTCTGCGGAGCATTGCTGCCCCAAACCGTGAATTGGCCGGGCCCGGAACTGATGCCGGTCGTCAGGCTGCCACCGAGGGTGGACCGCCACGACGCGGCACCACCAAGGCCGGTCTTGAATACATGCACCTTGTTCCACTGCCGACCGAGATTGTCTCGGCTGACGCCAGTGGAATCCTCAACGATGTCCCGTGTAACCTCGTCGATGTCGTGGTACGCATCCATGATGGATGGTCCAAAATCCTCCTCGACAATGCGGTCCAGGGACTCAACAACTGTGCTGTTGAGAGCCATAACACTGATCCCAAAACGGGGCTATCCCCGCACAAATCAGGGGCGGTTTCCAGCTACACGCTGAGACCGGCCTCTGAACTTCGTTGGGAGAGGTCATAGGTGAGGCGGGCCGCAAGATTCCGAGCGTATTCGCCCCGTTTCTTGCCGAACGGTGTTACCGCATCAGGCCGTTTGTCACCATCGAAGGCTCCTGTCCCAGTGACCGGATTGCCCGGTGTGGGTCCCAAGCCGGGTATGCCTCTGGCTCCCGGTGTCGCGGACGGAGAGATACCGAGAGTCTTGTATTTCTGCACAGTCTTTTTGACGGCAGCCACAATCGTCGCGGGTCCTTCCGGAGCACCCTGATTCACCGCCTGACGGAAACTCCCATACACTTCATCCATCAGGAGGTCGGACGCATCCTTACTGCGTCCTTTCGTTAGGGCCGCAAACTCGGCGTTCCCTAACACGACTCTGGAGACCTCGGAACGGTCGTTTTGTTCGACCGAATCGCGGGCCTGAGCCGCCATCAGCAGAAAGATATCGCGGGGATTCACCCCTGCCGACTTCAACTGTTTCCATGTTGCCATCATCTCCGCCGTGTCGGGGTCAGGGGCAGCGGATCTGATTTCAGACGGTGGGTTCTGGGCGGGGGCAGCATTGTCCTCCAAATCGAGGCCAATCATGGCCGCAGCCCGTTGAGCCGCATCATCATCCCCGTTTAGGCCAGCGATGGTGTTTTTGTAGAAATCCACCGCCGTCTTGTTTTCCTTGAGTATTCTGCCTGCTTCCTCCAATCGACGATCTGCGGCCCCCGACTTCTGGAGTTGGGCGGTCGCCACATCAATCGGAATGAGGGTTTCTGTCCCATCCACCACGCTTCGGAGTAAGAACTGCCCGTTCTGCTCCACAATGTGGTTTGTAAGTCCTTGTGGGATCGAGGGTTGCGGACCGGTAGGAGTGCCTCCGCCGGCGGGGTTCACATCAGACATAAAGTCCTCCAGTACCAAGCATTATATCACATTGGCGTGGGGCCTGCAACAGACCCTTGGGGGCCCGTTACCCCGGCAGCCGCAGCCCCTTGGGGAGCCGACGCCATCATTTGTTGGGCTACCTCCGGCGGCAACTGGGACAGGGCTTCTGGGGTCGGCAATAGTTCCGCCCACTGCCCCAAGTTCGACCTATGCCAGTTGAAGTGGATGATGAACTTGGTTTTCACCTCCGGACTAGCCAACTTCCATTCTGGGGATTTCATGAAGTCGCCATGAATACGCATATGGATGCGGTGGTCGTCGGAAACGTCGTTGGCTTCAATGGTGCCCGGAGATTTTCCGTCCCCGAACAACACCATGTTCTCCAGCCAGCAGGTGCGAAGGCTCTCCACGAGGCCCCGATTCCCCAAAGGTACATCGAGGTTCTGCTTCAGACAGATCGCCGTGTAATCCACTAGGTCCATCTTACCAGCCTGTAGTGCTTCATCCACCTCCATTTGCCGTTGGTTCGCCAGTTTCGGCATACGTTCGGCGATGTCGATAATCACCTCGTGCGGCTTCGGAATGGGGTTGTCTTGGCCGAGTTGGACTGTGCCCGTAGTCGGGTCGAACACCACACCTACAATCGCATCATCCAGGCCGGATAGCTTGATCGCCTGATAGTTTCCTCCGTCACCCTGTCGGAAGATGTTGCCTGCCTCCTGTAACATGGCGGCATACATTTGACTGAACGCCTTCGCAATGGCGGCTGTCACCGGGATCAGTGGAATGCTGGCGGTCTCATACAACAATCCGACTGCACGAGCGGAGTCAGTGCGTCCCGGCATTCGGCCAGACCAAATGTCGGATTCGCGGGACAGCCGATCAATCATTCCGTGACTAGCTTCCAGTACCTTGCCCGGCATGTCGCCCATGTTCTGGGGCAACAACTGGAACGGTCTCACCTGCCATGCGAGATAATCCGGTTCGTAGAACTGATACTTATTGCGGCCTTGGTTCACTAGTCGTTGGCGATTGATGCCCGAAGTTGTCGGAATCCACCGCTCACCCAAGAGGTCCAGGTCGATGATGTTCTGGAACAGGTTGCCCGCCAACTTCTCCTGCTGCTTATTGATGGGGATAAGCGGCGATATGAAGCTGCGTCCGTAAAACCCGGTCCTGAAATACTGGGCCACGGCTATCGGCATGATGGGCAGTTCGCCGTCGGTGATGAGGTCGGACTCATCCAAGTCCAACGCCACCCAGTCCCCGATCTTCACAATGTACCGACCACAGCGGCCCGGCTCAGTCTCCACCCAGTATTCGCGGAGGTACACCATAGGGGTGTGATGCTTTCGGGGGTCCGCGTTATCCCTTTGGGCGACGAATGGCTCCTTGGTTCCACCACCCCCTTCCCCAGTGCTGGACGGATTGGGGTCCGCATCACCGGGCAGACGGTTCCCCGGCAATACATACCTGATGCCCAATGCCGCCGACATATCCGCTTTGGGGAACTTCAATGACTCTTTCCCCTTCACCCAATCGTATGTCACCCACCGGTCTCGGATGATACCCTTTACGTCGGCACCGCGAGTCGGGTCAACGGGTAGAGGCAGCAGTTCCCATCCCGGAATCCGCTCCACCACCGGATTGTTTCCGAGATGGATTGACTTCTGTACCCAGACCCCCAGGCCCGCAATACCGAAGTCCACCAAGTCCTCAACGAACGCCTCTTTAACCGGCTCCAACGGAATGTTACTGGTGAACTGATCCAGGGTAACTTGTCCTACAGCCGCTTTCCGCAGAGCGTCAAGGCCAATCCCCTTGCGTCTAACACTCGGTCTTACGTCTGTCCGCATTAGGAGGCCGCATTCCCGTTGCCGCTTAACCAGCACGTCCTCGTAGCGGAGTTTCAACTCCCCTTTGTAGTTCTGGTAGGTGGCGGAGACTTCCCCCGTACTGTAATCTACGCGGAAGGCCCGGATGCCCTTCAGCCACGCTAGGTCGTGACGCCATCCTATTCGTAGGGAGCGGCGTCGGGCCTTGGCGGTGGACTCAAGGTTGTTGGTGAGCCGGATGATGTCGTCGTTCTTACCCTTGGCGGGCAAGGCAAATGATTCTTGCATTTTATGTCTCCGTTAGGGGCCTTGCTGCTCCCAGGGACGAGCCGACTCTAACGCTGCCATTTCCGCTTGTTCCTCCGGGCTGTCGGGGGCAGGCTCATAGGTGGGGAGGTTCGGTGGATTCCACACCGGCATGGGTTGGGAAGTGTGGGCGGCCACGAGGCGGGTAGTCGTGATGTCTCCGGATTGAGCCATCTTCATCGCCACCATTTCCCGCTGACAGGAGGCTAGCACATCCAAAATCTTGATGCTCACCAAATCCGGTACACTCCGTGTGAGGTAAAACCGGACCAACTCACCGATAGCTGCTCCGACTGCACAACCCATCACCAATGCTAGGACAAAAATCACATTAGACATACAATCTCTCTGGGATCAAAATCTTCATCCGTGTAAGGGGCCTCAAAGTTAGCTTCGGCTAACCGAGGATTACCACGAGGGACACTGGCCTCCGCAATCGCTCTCTCCATTTCCGGGGTTATCTGCTCAATCGGAATGGAGTTGAGGAGAGAGATTCCGGGGTGCCCCTCCAAGTATAACTCTCCGGCGATGATCCGCTCAGCGATTGTTCCCGGCGACTTCTTCACATCCGTCGGGGTTCCCGCCCCACTCACCATGTAATTCATCATGGAGAGGGCGTCAATCAGGTCGTCGTTGGGGAGGCGGCTCAAATCCGGAGTGAAGTCCTCCGTCTCTTGGTACAAATCCTTCATGGCCTCCTCACGGTTCGACTCATACTTCAACCATGAGGGGAACTTAATGCGTCCACCGGTAAACCGCCACTCCAAGTTGCCGATTCGGCTCTCCTTGGTGACACCGGGCGGGTAGCGGATAGCCCTCACTCTAGGGGTCCATTCCCCGGTGGAGGACATGAGATTCATAAAGTCTTGCACTCGTTGGCGAACCTCATCTTGGACGCTGATCGCCTCAATGCCTACGCTCTTTACTCGCCACTTTTTCCCCATGTACCAAATGATGCGGACCAATTCCTCGCTGCGAACCTTGCCCCGCCATGCCGACAGCACCCACAACGTGTTCCGAGGGTCTATGCCCCACACCACCGCCGCCGAAAAGTCCGACATGGCGTGTTGAGTGAAGGCGTAATCCACTGTCATGAACCGCTGCATGGAGTTGAGGAGGTCGGAGTAACTCAGTTCGGTGGGGGTGGTGAGAACCGTCCCCTCCGGCGTCCGGCTCACCTCGTTGAACCTCACCTTGGTGTCACTACTGAAGGGGTCTGCAATTTTGGTCGGGTCGTGTTCGGGACGGTCGAGATGGTACTCATTCAGCACCGAATCTATGCTGAGGACCGTCTCCTCATCGGAGCGTGGATCATTACAATACTCCGCCCTCCATGCCCCCAGACCCATGATCTCCTTTTGGGCCTCCAGGAACTCAGGAGTGAGACGGTTTTCCCACAGGTAGGTCTCCTTACCCGACGTGTCTGCCTGCACCGCCTTGTAGATACGCCTGTTCCACGATCGAAAACGGGTCTCCTCCGTGTGCAGAATGTGAAATAGGTAGGACTTCGCGTGGAGCAAGGTCCCAATCCAAAATAGCCGACTGGTGGGACCCAACATGCCCACGATCTGCCTCAACAACATCTGGTTGAGGTTCAGATTCATATTCATGATGTTGGAGCCACCTTCTGGATCGTATTCGGGGTCATCAATAACCACCAAGTCGGCTCTAACTCCCCGCTTACGGCCGTCAACCGAGAGGGCTCTCACCGTCACGCCGTTTCGGAGACGTAGGCGGGTCTTGTTCCAGGAGCCGGTTTCCGATTTCTTGGGGCGAAGCTGACCGAAATCGTCCCGAATCCGGGCATTGTGGTCCACTTGGAACATCATCTTCTCAATACGTTCCAGGCAGAAATCTCGCGTAGCTAGGACAAATAGGATTTCCTGATTCTTGATGCCGGGACTGACCGTTTCCAGAAGGGGTAACTCCAAGCCGATCACTGTCGATTTGGCACTGTTGCGGGGAGCACCGATCGCGTTTAGGCGGTACTGGGCCCAAAACTCCACCAACTCCCTATGGAATGACGGTGACTCCTTGAACTCCTTATAGAAATTGGCCCCCTCCCAGTTGAGGTAGTAATTTCGCCACAGCCACCATGCGGCGAACAACTGGTCAGGGGTGGTGCGGGCGGCGATGATAGACCGGCGACACTCCTGGCGACCTGTAGTCGTCAAGGTGTAGTAGTCCTCCGGTAGTGGCCACGGAGGAAGGTCTGTTGCCGGTTTTATCACCGCTTCCGCCATTTACTGACTCTGCATGGGGTTGTCCACTGGTCGTGCGTTCATGGGGGCAAACGGCTTCACTGCTACACCCGCAGCCTGCACAATCGCCGGAATCCCATCCACGACCGCCTTGGTCATCTCCACACCGATCTTCATTTGTTCAACGTTCCCGATCCGGTTTTCCACTGATCGCTCAGTGATAACCAAGCCGTCCGCGTTGAACTCGGCACCCCCCGACGACTTAGCCTCCAGTCGGTCGGCGGTGAGTCCTCGGCCGTCGTTACTGTAGAACACAAACTTCCGGCTGATCGGATCAAACTCCATCCGGGTCTCCGGGTTTGCCTGACTCCAAATCGGAGCCGTTCCCATCCCGCAGGCACCACACAATGCCACAACTACAATCACCAATGCTCGAACCATTTGATTTCCTCCGTTCCGAAATTATACCCGGTTTGGGGTCCCTTGTGCAAGCGATAACTGGCGGAACCGTTCCTCCAGTCGCCACAATTCCTCTCGTGCGTCCCGTAACTCGACGCGGCCCGCCTTAACTTCGAGGAGAATCTCTACGAGCATTTTGTTCTCCTCTGCGATGCGGTCATTCAGGCCCCCCACCAACTGCCCAATAACCTCCACCATGTCTCGGACCACCACATCACTCCCCGAACTCTTTGGCCACACCTTCCACAGAAACACCAGAAACCCTCCGACACATAGGAGCAATGCCACTTCCGCCGCCGGAAGGTACCGCACAACACTCTGCACGATCGTCTCCCACATCAGAACACCTTCAACAGCGAACTATCTCCGCCCCCCGGCAGAGTGTACTCCACCGTCAGGGTGGGGTTTTCCGAAATCGGTTGATGGGGGGCCTGCCACACACCCACACCCTCCGCGTAGTGGGAGAGTTGTCGAATCATATACCGAAATGATCCACTTCGATTGTCTATGGCATCTTGCACCATAGCCACCAATCCGGCCCCCGACCACACACGATCATAAGGTGCTGAATCCGTACCGATGGTCCCATCAAATATAAGAGTCGTGTCGTGGTCCACTCCCGCTGTTGAGGCTCCTGGACTACTCCAAGGGGTTCCCGCACTAGAGTTGTTCCAAGTGACCGAGCGAGTAATGACCGGTATGAGCCGATAAAACCGCACCGCCCAATCCGATGCTCCGAATCTCTCCAAAATACGATATTTGTGGCTTACCGCCGTAATCGTGGACCCAACCGGAATTGCAGTCAAATCCCACGCATGTATCAATCGAGTACCATCCAGACTCGAAAAGTTTGACGTACCTGGTGTTCCGTACAGAACAGTATTGGGGGCCCCGGACACAATTAAACTATCGAAATCACTCACGGTATCTGTGGTGCTGGCGGGTCCATAGGTGGGCATCAGAACACCTTCTGCAACAAGTCACTGCCGCCGAGCCCAGGCACCACATACGTCACGGTGAGCGTGAGTCCGGTTGCCCGTGCAAAATCCACCGTACCCGTGTCGCCGGATTGTATCTTCATACCGATCAACCAATGGGCGACTGCGGAATCAAGACCGGTTTGGGCATCGAACACAAAATCTACTCCCAAGTCAGTGTTGAAGGCCCCCACCCCTGCCGGAGTCCAAATGTAATGGGCATACCCGGCGTCGATGTAGTTGTAGAGGTCCTCATCGGAGTCGGTGACATCAAAATTATTCAACATGCTCACCACCTCCACATCCGGAGTGGTGCCCGGATAGGTGACGATCTCCCCCGACAATTCCACCTTGGTGATGATTGCTCCGGCCGGAATGCTCCCCGGAAACGCAAACTTCACCACCGATCGCTTTGGTATCGCCGCCACGGCCACCTTGAGGGGGTTGGTGGTTGTGCGGGTGTACACGCCCAACGAGAGGTCGTTGATGTAGAACAGGTTGGTTGTGCTGGTGACTGGACCAAAAACCGCGACTGCCACAACAGCCCCCTCTTAGTTGGTGGCCGGGATGTGTTCGATGTAGCCGTTCACACAGACATACACTGTGGTTGCGGCTCCACTCAATCCCACCCGCAACTTCTCATTGGTTCCCGCTTTCAGGGCCTTCGAGAAATTGAACACCCAACCACCCTCCGCCTTGGCGTACCCCTCCCACAACACCGTGGAGGCGGAGTAAATCGTAACCAAGACTCCGGCAGTGGTGCTGGAGTTAGTCACCAAGATGTCGCGGAGGCAGTAACGTTGGGCTGCCCCCGGAGCACTGGCGGTGAGATCGGTGGGACCGGTGGCTGTGAACGACCCACACACACTGAACGATTGGTCAGTCCCATGAATTGCGTTTTCCGGTGACTGCATAGCTTCACTCCCCCAAGGCTCTGCGTGTGAGAGCCGTCATAATTGCATGAAACAGGGTGTACCGAAACAGAATCTCCCCCGCAGACATCTTCAGGGTGTCCCGGTAGTAGTTGGTGATCCGGTCCACAAACCACGGATCGCTCATCAACTTCTTCACTTCCTCAATGGTTTGAACAATATCCGGGTAGGGGTACACCGTCCAACTGGGTAGCCCCAAGGCCAAGAAATGCCTCTTAACCATGTCATCCATGCACATATTGGAGACATCATCAAGTATTCTTCGGGTTAGCCCAGACATTTCGCGGACCGAGGACACCGACTCCGGAATGGGGATTGGCCTCAGTTCCGGCACCGGGTACTTTTTGGGTCGTCCGGCTCTCCGTTTTTCCGGTTTCAGCCTCTCCAACTCCAACATCTTCTGTTCGCTCAGGGCTTGGTCCACCAGCGGCGTCGGCGGTAACTGTTCCGTCGGCTGTTCCGTCGGTGAGTTGTCGGGGTTCGGCTTCTCGCACTCCAAGGTCACTGTCGGGTTCGCGGTCTCCATGAAATATCCTTTGTACGTTGGGGTTTACCGGAGCGGCACTCAACGGCCTCGCCGGGGGGCGGGTAATAGCCCGCACACTCTCAATGTCACGAGTAATGGTTTCACCAGTCTGTTCATCGGTGACTTCACGCCGCTCCTTCGCGGTCACGAGGAGGCCACTTATTTCTGCGCACTCCCTAACGATGTCGCGGACTTCCTTAATCGCCGCAATCCGTTGGGTCGCCGAAACCGGGTTGTTGATCGGGTCCTCCGTGATTCCTTTAACGATCTCCGCCAAAGCACCAACCAACTCGGAGGGGGTCAGCCCATGATTCTCTACGGCTTTAGCAACTTCCTCCGCATCAAACAGCCTCAGAGCCGCCTTGCACTTCTGGTACACGCTGAGTTCGTTCATGCGTGTAGCTCCAAAACCGCAGCCTCCATCTCCGCAGCCAAGTTACGCCGACTAGTATTCTGGATGTTGTCTATTGCGTAGTTGAAACACATCCGCACTCCACTAGCCGCCGGAAACGCAGACGTAAAGTTCAACACCGTCACATTGCCGTTACTGGTGTCTATGAACACTCCGGTCGCTTGGAACGTAGGGGTTTGCGTACACGGCAGTTCTATATCCTTACTCGGACGCCATCCCGGCGGTAGGGTGAAAATGACACTACTCGGTGTAGCGGAGGTAGCCGACACAAATCCTCTGACGTACACCACTGAGCCGATTTTCCGATATGCTGCCCCGTTACCACTAACGTTGCTCCACCCCGATCCGACCGTCGCTGTCACCCAACCGGTGTCCTCTATGACTCTCCGGGTTTGGGTGAGCCGCCACAGCGTCTCTCTAAGTCGTCCGTCAGGGTCCATAGGGGGTCCTAAAAAGAGTTGAGGGGAGTACTACCTCCCCCCAAACCCGCATCACCGCTAGAACGAAGCGGCGTCATCCTCGTTGCTGGTCCAGAATCCCATCACCGTGATGTTGGCCGTAGCCGAACCGACCGCCGTTCCCGTGCTGTACCGAACCGCAGTACCCGCACTGGTATCAAACAATAGCGGCTTCTCAAACTTCAGGTGTACGAGTCGCTGCATCGTGGTCAGACCAGTCGTTCCACCACCACCCACCAACACGTTACTAATCACCGGCACTGCACCCGCCAACAGCGTAACCGGAATCAGTGTATCCGCAGCCACCGTAGCACAGTTGATGATGATATCCGTAGCCCAAAACTTCGTCCGTGTCCCCAAAGCCGTCAGAGTTGCAGCCGAAATCAAATCCGTAGCCGCCGTGGCTCCCGCTACAGCTGCCACATGAGCCACCAGACCGTTCCGCGTGCCCAAGTGTAGCCCCAGGGCCTTACTAACCGTTCTCAGTACCATAACCGTTTTCCCCTTCGGGTAAAGGGCCTACCACCGAAAACCGCAACCCCCAAGGTGCAGTCCTCACTACCGACCCCGTACCGGTAGCAGTGGCCAAAACGTCTCTCCGTTTTGATTCACCGACCATTGTATCATAAAGCCCTCTCGCCTTCCACTATCCCCGTTTTCAGGCTCCCTACCCGCTCACCCAAAACCGCCTCCCCCTGTTAACTTAGGTAATTTGGACCACCACTCTGGTACTGCCGGTCCTCACCGTTTTTAACCTAACTCCTTACCCAGCCCCGTTTTAGCTCCTGGTACCACCAGTACCGGCACTTTCCGGGTACCCCCTCATAATGATGTTTTTCGATTTTGCCATAAAGGTTGACCATCGACAGGTGGTACTGGTGGTACTTTGGGCTTAACTCCTTACCGGGTAAGCAGTTAGTGGGTACCACCAGCAAAAACAGAGTACCGGGTCTCTGGTACTCGCGGCGTAACCCTAAGCGGCATAAGCAGTTATCGGGTACCACCAGGGTTTTTAGTGTCACCGCTCGTGACACCCGACCAAGCAGGGGTGCGTTTGGCGGGTACCACCAGTCAAAACCGCGTCAAATTGAGCAGTTCGATCGTAACTCCTTGGTGTGCCTGGTTTTGTGGGAGCCCGTTTTCGGAGTTGGGACCGGGATTGTGGGTAAACTGGTAATCTGTGCCGGTTGTAGCGGTTATTGGGCACCGTTTTGGGCGGGTAACGTTGGAACCGTTAAACTCCCCCCAGTTTAACCCTGGGGGCTAAAAGTTGGGGGAAACCATATGAACCCTTCCGTCTGCACTGTCCGACCCACCGGGGGGCCGACGGGGGGTCCGGGTTTGGGGGTCGCGGTTTCCTGGCTCACACAGAGTTAGGCCGGTCCCTGTTAGGATGTTCGGACCCGTTTATCCGTTGAGCGGCGTGAGAACGGGACTGAATCGGAGGCCCGGTGTCCGGTTTAGGTGCGGGAAGTGTTCGGGGGATAGGGATTCGGGAAAAGTTGGACCGGTCCCTAAGCGGATAATCGGAGCCGTTTGTCCGATGAACGTCACGCGGATAAGCGGATATGCGGATCGGATTGTCCGGTGATAGGTGGGCGGGTAAACGGATAATCGGATAAGGTGGTCCGATTTGATGCGGGAAATGTTAGGTGAGAGTTAGGGGGGACATGAGAAATGTAGTGTGGGTTAGGGAGTGTAGTCTAGGGTACACTTTCCCCCAGCTGGACCGCCGACATGAACCCCCATTTTCACCCCACTATTGCAAAATATTGCGACCAACAATAACTGCAATAAAATGCAATAATTGGTCGCAGAAAAAAAGCCCCCACGCGGCCACAACCGCATGAGGGGACAGCACTTACACGCCTAGCAGCGTTTCCGTGGTCGGCCACCACCGAGCCAGCACGTCCAAGATATGCTCCGTTTTCCGCTCGGCCGCCGCGTGTGTCTCATCCTGCGTGGCTAGGGGCATACTGGCCACACACTCATCATACACCACTGCCAGGATCGCCGCGTACCGAATCTGTGCCGCGTCGCTGATCGTCCTATCTACCTGCACGCCGCGTACCGTCTCCGGTATGCTCCAGCCCGCTCCTCGTACGGCCCTACGCCGCTGTCCGCGTGTCACCGCACGCTCCACCGCCGCCCTCATAGACTCATGTAGGTAGTACGTCTCGCACGCACGGGCCGCTACCCTAGCTATCCTCGCCCTAGGCCGTCGCTCTAGCCATCGCTCCCCCCACACCACAGCATTGGCGGCCCGGGTCAGCCCTGCCTGCAATGCCCGCTCCCCGTGCCGCGTATGCTCCATGATGCCACTAGTCCATTGCCGCACAAATAGGGCCGCCAGGCTGACCGACTCACCGTCCAGGGTCCGCCGTCTGAGCCAGGCCCGATCCGAGCACCGATCCTCGACGATCATCGGCACTTCTGCCCGCAACCGAAAATAACGTCTCTCGCTGGGGTCTAGTATCATCGCGTGTTCTCCCCGCGGCAACAAAAAAAAAACCCCCCGGAGGGCTAGTCCGGGGGGCACACCACTCACTCCCACTGCCCAGCTTTTCCGCCGGATTTTCTCTCGCTGGCCGCGGCGAGATAGAGCCTGAACGCCATGCCGCTCGCTAGGCCGGGCCGAAACTTACTGCCGGCCGATATCAGCCCGTTTCGGTCGCCGGCCGGCTTGCGGGCGGCCCAGCCGTCCGGATCAGGATACCCGGATTCAGTGTCGATCTCTGCGTGTGGGATGCTGACCACACCATCGTCGCCGCCAAGATGCAGCCGGTCCATAGCGTCCAGGGCCCCCTCCAGCACGATGATACCGGCATCCTCCGGTACGTCGATCGTCCGCATAGGTACTGGGGTTTTTGCTCTAGTGGCCATTCTATGTCTCCCTGCGATCCTGTCTCGGTCGCCTACTCGGTCGGATCACGCCTAGTAGGTGTTTCGGCCTACACGGCCGAACGTAATTGGGCTCCTGTCTCGCGGGTGATCCGCTCGATGCAGGCATCATCCTCGATGATCGTGTCCGAAGGGTGCTCGGGCCTACTCTGACTTACCGGGCAGAGTGACGAGCCCGTGTGCCGCACTCACTCTGAGCACGAGATCTGCGACGATCTTCCGCAGGGCGTGGCCGTCCTCACACACGGTCCCACACGCCGGATCGCCACACTCCCAGAGCGGAGCGGCCGGGATGGTCAGCGTCAATGTCCCTAGTGGCCCCGTAACCGTATGCTCGTGGACATAGGATAGTGGTAGGAGCATTTGTCGGCCGCATGCCGGGCATTTTTCGCCGCGTCGTCTAGCCATGAGTGTTTTCCTTTGCCTTAGGGGGGCGGCCAATTCCGCCCACATAAGTCGTACACTGTGTCAATTCAGTGACTCCGGCCGCCTCTCACTGTCTCCCGTTTTCCACACTCCCCAAAACCGGCTCACTACCCCCGCGTGTAACCCCCGACTTGTCGTCGAAACGGCGAGCGGCTTCCCGAATGAACCGCCTCATTGCATCCCGATCCAGAATGGTAGTCATTTGGAACAACTGATCGCCCCGGCGGACAATTTCCTCAAAACAAGCCCTTTGGAGAGCATCAGTGTCACGCTCTGAAATCAAATCCTCACGGGCGGCAATAAATATCGCCCCCAACGGGCACACACGCACCAACCGTCGTGGCTTCAACTCCCACTCATACAGCATGACCGGGTTCTGTACACGCTCCCAGCCCCGCTCATCCAACAATCCACATACCACTTCCGCACTACCCACAATGCTTGTCATAAGGGTACACTCCTCACTGTTCCGGGCCCAACTACACGCAACATGCTCTTTGTGCTGCTGAATGGCCCGTCCCTGCAATCCCACCACAAACGCCCCCATCATCGCATACCGGGGAGCGTTGGAGCGAGGACCGTTTCCACGTATTCCGCCAACATCCTCGCCATGTCCACAAACATCATCGAACCCCTAGCCCGAATTATAGTGCGATCATTCATAATCTCCGTCGTCATGGTACTACTCCTTTTACCACAATCCAAAAAACGTAATCAACACACACCACAACCACACCTTCCGTGAATTACCCATGAGCACATTCCTTTATGCCCTCATTCCTTGTTCAGTATCGTCATCCGTTGACCAATGACGGTTGGTCCGCACCACGAATTATAGGAAAACCGTATTCCCTCCAACTGCACTTTCACAATCTCGACAGGCCGTGTAATTTCTGCCCCGATTCGCCCCATCTCCACGACAGCGGACTCCTTGGCGGCATAGCCATGAAACCCACACAACACCATTTTCCGGCCATCCTCCCGCATCAGCCGTCGTCCGTAAATATCACTCAGCGTACAACCCCTTTCGGCCACCCTTGTCTCCCCTGGCCCCATCGGAGTCCCCACCCCATACAAAGGGATGAAACTACACCACCCGATCGCCCACCCCATCACCTTCCAACACTCTACCGGGTCTGGCCCCTCCCACAACTCAAGATCATTGAGTAACACACACATAAGGGTTGTTCCTCACTCCGCCTCGAACGCCCTTAACCCATAGATGGCCGCAACCGCTCTCGACAAATGACGAACATAGGCCCGGTATGTCTCCGGCTCCGCCCCCAAATCCTCCACCATGTCATGTAGGCGGTTTTGGAGAAAATCCAAGAAGTACGCATCCGTCGTGTCTTGCATCCCTAACTCTCTCCTCAACGCCGAATGTAGCATCAAGATTTCGGCGAACGGCTTGTTCTCCATATCCGGCGAGTAAAGGTCGTCGGGAATTAACTGTCCAGCCGCACACCGAGTCCCATTTGGTCCTCGATACATACATCGAATGTTGTGGTTCAAAGCCATTGTCGCTCGACACCCCTGCTGCAACAGTCCATCCCTCACAGTTTGCAACCATCCCGACCACCGCTTGGCCCGTTTTGGCGTCAACCTCACATAAAACGTATCCATCGAATCCATTGTTGTGCACTCCTCAAATTGTGTCACCAACCTCAAAACAGCGGCAACCCGTAACTCAGTACCACCACCGCATAAAACACAATCACCATCAACCCCGCCGCCCACATCACATCATTTAACACTCTCTTAGTCATGTCATTCTCCTTTTTCGTCCCACCGAAGTCACCTTTACCGGTCTCCACACACCAAGTGTCCGTCCCTCAACCTCACAGCAGTAGGCGGAACTCTCCACCCATTTCTTGGGAAACTGAAGCTCCACACTCGGAAACGGATACCTCCTCATACACACCCCACAATCATCGTAACCATGAGGATCACCCCCACACCACAAATGACACCAAGCAACACTCTCTTAACCGACATTCGGAAAATACTCCTCTCTAGCCCCAATCTCTAAATCATAAACCGCAGCTAACATCCGGCCAGCGGCGTATACACACTCCCGGAATACCACTCCCTCCGCTCTCGTCAATCCATCATGGAGAGGATTTTGGAGGAGGATCAGAAACGAGAGGTCCAAATTATCCTTGGCCCCTAAATGCGTAGCCACAGCGGGCCACCTAGTGAATAGGCCACTAAAGAACTCGTTCTCCATTTCCGGACGGTAGAGATGGTCCGGAATTAACTGCCCAATACCACACTTACGACCATCCGCAGTGCGATACCGACAACTAATCCCATCATGTGCACTCCTGCCTTGGGCAATCAATCCCCTAATGATTTGCCGAACCCATCCAGCCCACCGCTCTCGCCGTTCCAAACACAAACACACATGCAATGATTCGACTGGTTCCGTTTCCATGATGCACTCCTCATGTACAAAAACAAACCCGGAGAGGGAATCTGACTAAGCCCCCTCCGGGTCTCACCGTAACAGCAACTCGTCACCACTAGCCCAGAATAGTTACCGGGCGTTCGTACTCATCCAACAGCACCCCCACCCGGAAAATGCGATACCTCACTTGGTACACACCCGGAGCCGCATACAAGTGCCGTTTCTCACACCTAGTTTCCTCCGAGTACACCGAACATGACCCTGACACATTCCCGTCGCCCCACCAAATCTCGAACCGATCCGGCTCAGGACCGCCACCCGGCACTCCCGCCCACTCTGTCCAGGGCTGCAACCACACGTAGGTCCCGAGCGGAATCGGGTAAGCATCGGTGTTTACCCGCACACCGCCCCTACTCAGAATGAACCCCGCCCACGGAGCGGTGAAAACCGGAGCACCCGTATTGCACGGCGTGTACCCCCCCGACGGAGGCCCTTCATCCACAAGCAACGTTTGTGTAACCTTGGTGGAGCGGCCCAAATCATCACTCACAGTGATGTGTCGCAGAAACGTCTTCCGGTTTCGCAGCCCTCCCGTATCCGCCGTCATGCGGGGCTGGTACAACCACCGCTGCCCGAACTCCGCCCCGGACGTAAGGCCATTAAACACCCGAATCGGTGATTCCCCATCACACGGCTTGAATCCGATGTTAACCACCGCCCTCATCAACTTATCTTCGGGGTCGAAGGGCGTGAATCGAAAATCGCTACCTTGACTCAGACCCCACCATCCCACCGCCACATCCCAATCGAGTGCTTCAGTCCCAGTAGGGAGTAATGGGCCGTAACTCGTCGCCACCACACTCGGAGACTCATTCCACAACTCCGAAGGGTTGGGGTTCGGGGCCACCGTCACCCGGAACAACAAATGCTCCGATCGTCTCCCCCACCCATCTTGGCAACATGTGGCGGTGTATGTTCCCGGTTGGTGGTAGTTGTAGGTGAAAACCGGGTTAGCATTGGGCGTCTGGTTCCCCACCGAAGCGGCATTGGTCATGGGATCCGTGTCCCCCGAACTCATCGTCCACCGATCGGGTTGACTCGTAATGATCGTCCGACAGGAATCCGCAAAGTCGAACGTAAACGGCATACCCTGCACTGCACTCAACCGCAGAATCGGCAACGGTCGTGCCGTTTGAGCCGGGTAATCCACGCCCCACACACAGGAAAACGGATCATTCGTGATCTGTAACTGCTGCGGCGGCACTCCCTGCGGTAGCGGCGGTCCCGCTTGTGCCATCACCCCCATAAGTACTCCCACAATTCTTGTATTCATCACTGGTACTCCTGTAAACTGACAAACTTCACTGGTAGCCCATACACCTGAGCTACCGCAACACCCACATCGTACACCGTTTGCCGAAACTCTTTAGACCCGCAAACCGATATGGTGTCATGCAATCTCGACTGCATCATGTCCAGAAACGTCGTGTCCTGTTCGGTTTTACACCCCAACGCCGTTTTCACTTCGGGCCAAAGACACAAGACGTTAGCTATTGATTGGCCTTCCATTTGCCCACTATACAGGTGGTCTGGAATGAGTTGTCCGGCGGCACATTTATTGTTGCCTGCCCGGTAATAACATCGTCGAACCCCGAAATCATCCTCGCCCAACGCTGGTCGTCTTTGGTGGAGCAACCCATTCACCATATTCGTCAACCATCCACCCCACCGAACCTTCGTCTCTGCATCCGGAATCAATCCGGCCAATCCCGCCGTGTGATCCATGACACTATCCTTCTGTTGAAGCCGGGTACAACTCTCCCGGTCCGAACCACCACTTAACCACCTGTACCATAACAACTACCCACCACACCAAGCAGAGCGGCATGAGCGTCTGCGACTATCGGCACTAGCGGGTAAGGCTCAATCAATCCCTTGGCCCGCAATGAATCGACATACAGGTATTGCACAGAATACAACGCGGAGGCAGAGTATATGAGTTTGGCCTCAGCTAAAGCCGTATCACTTTCCACAATGAACTGTAGCCAGTCACGAGGTGTTAGTTTTTCCCCGGTCCGAACACGGATATAAGCCGTACACAATTGATACACCAAGCTGCTCAACAAGGACTGGTCGTGGTGTCGGTGCCACGTTTCCCAGTCGAAGTTTATCGTGATCTTCTGCCACATATCCACCGTGGCCGATTCGTGGATTGCTTCGGGATGCTTTCGTGTCTTGAGCATTTTCTCAAAGTCTTGAACGTGAATCCAAGCCATTGTTCTCCAGTAGTACAGAGGGGAGGAAACATCCCAGCCCCGACCCAAGCCGAGTTTCTGTCGAGCCGGCGTGGGCATGATGTATCGGTATGGGATTCGCACCGACCCCTGGTCTTGTGGGGAATCCTGAACCATCGAGTTGTAAACGGCGGGACTGTGATCCGGATTGTATCCCTGTTTCCCCGTCTCCCTCTGGAACATCTCCCACAACATCGTCGGCCAATACTCCTCACATAGCTTCCAAGAGGAGGTGATGTTCCGTGCCGCCAACCATTCCCGCCACCCCGACACAAGTAGGCCCCGCTTCGTCCCATCCGAATGGGCTTGGTCCAATCGTCGGATGTGGAACAAGTAGATAATATCACTGGTCATGATTTGTTCTCCGTGTTTCGGCCTCTGATGGCCGCCACCAGGCGTTGTGCGGCCGATATCATGGCGGTATTCCCGTAACACCATTCCGCCAAATAGCAGGCGATATAGGTACAACACGCTTCCCGCTCCGCCTTCACCGCCTCAACAATGACGGTTTGTATCTCCTCTTGTGTCATAGCACGGTCTCCTACATGATGTGGTGAGCCGACCCCTTTACCACAATATCCTCGGTCGGTTGACCGGTAATCCATTCTACATACAACGCCAACGATTTTCCAGCGGCCCCCTTCGGCCAGTGGAGGTGATGTTCCAGCCGCCCCATAAACCGACCGAACTCCTTGGAGGTCATCACTCCCGTCACCGCCTTCAGGGCATCGTACACCGCATTCCCGTCCCGCACTGAGGGTTGATACATTATCGGTCTCCGTGCAGGGAGAACTGACACTCGGCCTCCAACATCCCATCGTGGACCTTCACCGGTAGGGCGGACCCCCTCAACCAGTGAGCGTAACACTCCACCGCCCGACTTCCCGCTTTGGCGGCGGTGTAATACGTTGCCTGAGCCGTACACGGAGCGGCGTAAGCTTTGTGTTGTGGGAACCACTCCGACAAGTAGTGGTCGTAACGTTCCTGATCGGTGATCGGAATAGTGACTCCCGTTTCCAGGCCCATCCGAGTATCCACCAAGAATTGCGGTTTCCGTTTTCGGGCCCACAACGAGGTAACAATCAACCTCCGTGCTTCCATGTTGTCAACACACAGGAACACAGCGGCAGTGGCGGGTATCAACTTCAACCGATCCGCCGTCATCATCTCCGGCAGACACACCACCTTCACCTCCGGATTCCGGTTTCGCAGATCGTGACTCAGGGCTTGCACCTTGGGTTGTCCCAAATCCCCATGAAACCAACCCTGGGTTCCCAAGTTCTCTAACGCCACCGTGTCTCCGTCCACCAATGTAATGCGGTTCACGCCCATTGACACAAGAAGTCGGGCGATCATGGCTCCGATTGCCCCCGTTCCAATCACCGCCACCGGGTGACTGTTCAACAGATCGGGTGGCAGCACTCCGGAAAACCGGGCCGCTCTCGCCTCAGCCAATAAGGAGGGGGCTTTCATCTATCTTCTCCAGACAAAGAGGTGTATCCTTGACCAAACCGGACAGTTCTCCGGTTGCCGCAAACTTCACCAACTCACCACCACTTAACCACCGCCCACCACCCTTGGTGCTGGGCAACTCCACAAACAGGAGTTTCTTCCAGTGCTTCACATCACGAGCCCTGCCGAGCGGAGCATATTTATCCCGCCGCCCGTCGTAAATACACAGCACTCCGTTTTGATTGATGAACGGCAAATGCATAGCCACCCTGTGTCCGATCAACGATTCCGACCACGACTTCGCGGTTTCCGTTTTCGGCCACACCTTGGGGCGAACATTAGCCGAATACAATCTCTCCAACTGTTGATCCAAGTCGGCGGGCACACCGTAGGGGGGAGCCATGTCGAACAAAAACGGAATGGTCTGCTCCAACCGCAGGCCCCGAATTGTGGATTGCACCTTGGCGTAAGTATCTCCGCCCCGTGCTGCAATCGCCATCACCGCCCAATCAAACAATCCGAACGTTTCCCGAAACACCGCCTCATCTTGGCCGGACGGATGAGCGCTGGTGCCGGGGTGACTATGTATCCACACCCTCATGAATTGGCGTGCCTCCCACCCCGCCCCTTCCCACACCTCCAAAATATCCTGAAGGCTGGACGGGCAAAACTCTGTCCATGCCGGCTCATCGAATTGTACCGGCACAATCAGATCAGTGACCACCAAGCTCTCCGGGTCCGGCGTTACCCCCAACACCGATACCTCAGTCGGCCCTCTCCTCATCAACCACTGTAACTTCAACCACGCCAGGGGTTTCAGCACCACCTGTGTTGGCGGTTTCTGGGGTCTTGTCTCCGTCATGTTTTCTCCTTTTCGTTTTCGGATTACACTTCACACAGCAACCCTCACTACCCATGTGGGTTGGACAAAAGGACAGGCGGCATTTCTTACATACCCCGCCCAAATTGTGCTTAGGACACACCGTTTTCCCGCAATATCGGCCAGTGGGGGTTCCCACGGCGCAACTAGCTTTATGATAGGTGCTGATAGTTCGTGCCACACACACCCGACAGAACCCCGCCTCCGGACCCCTCGCCTCCACCACACAAACCGGACAGACATACGGATTCGCTGAAACCGGGCTCAACGGAACTGCGGCCCGACAATGAAGACAATCCGACCGGCAACCCGCACACTTAGGCGTATTCATATCCCGGTGGTAGGGCTTGAAGCAGACGTTGCACACTTCCCCCTTCTCATCCCAAAACGCCATGCTTTTGATGTGCCGCCCAGTCATATCATGCTGATGTAGGTAGTCCCACAACACACTGAACGCTTCCGGAACATCTTGGTGGCGAAGGGCTCTTTCATACGGCATTTCCGCTCCACCCAAACACGGCTTGAACCATCCCTCCATTATTGTCCACTGTTCCTGCCACTGAGGGGCTGCCTCGTGAGGATGCAAAATGTGGGGCGAAATCTGCTGCTGCAAATCCGCATACCGATGCGGCGACCTATCTCCGAACACCCTAAACAACGGCTGGGCATTCTGATTCAACCGCCACAACCAAAACGGAATCATCACTCGAAACTGCCCCAACCTCACCGGATCATCTCCCACATAGCCCGGTACTGGTGGGTCCACCGGCAGGGATACCATCGGGGTGTCAATCCATACCCGCTGAATGCCCCCCCTTGAATCTGCTCCCCACTCTCCACCCGGAATACACGTCGCCAAGGCCAATATCAATGCGTCGGGATTCTCATACAGCTTGTAGGGCACACGCCGCGATGCCCCTGTCATGCCGAACTCCGAGTTGGCGATGTGCTCTGCGGCTACTGTATCCGCCAACTCAGCCCACTCCAAAAACATTTCCTTCGTCAGTCGTCGTTGCTCCTCCTCTGTCGGCGTGCGGCACATGTACATCCACAACTTGGTGACAACTTCCTCTCTCGTCATGTCTGTCTCCTCAAAACTAAGCGGCATAGAGCTATCACCGCACTTGTATCCCGCAGACACTCACAAGCTCCTTAAACGGTGCTCGCGGCATTCTCTCAGGCCCCCGCCACGTTCGCCGGAGCCACCCCGATCCGGCTACCGTCCTGCACCGTCGTCCGGGCGGCTTCCTCAGCATCAACCGTTCGGCGACTCCCATCCGGGGCCGTCAACCGAATCGTAACCTTGGTGGAGGGATTGCTGCCGATCTGCCGCTCCACAATCTCCTTCACCGTGGTCCCTTCCGGGACCTCCAACTCCACAACCTGCCCCTCTCCAAACGGGGAACTAAACTTGATCTGCATAGCTTTCTCCATGAAGAAAAATACCCTTGTTCCCGAAACCGGCCACAGATTGAGGAGTGTTTCCTCGTTCTGGTGGGGGACATTTTCCCTTTGGCGGCATCGGTCACGTTCCTGGGACCTACACCGGCCCCATAGCCACAGGAGGGACTTGAACCCTCACCGGCAGGACACACTCCGAAGTTATTAGCCGCTCGGTGTGCCCCGTTCCCGAAGTAACCGCAGTCACTTCGTTCAGCATTGTCTGCCTGCCTCTACTTGGGCTACTGTGGCTAAGGAGACTTCATCGCCGCCCTACATGACGGGGTGGACCGGGCGACAACAATTCTCAGAGGTCTCCTTCCCCTGTAAGGAGTGATCCACCTCAACTACAATTTGGAAACCTGCGCAAAGTGCTGTTTCCACAGTCGTCGCCACTGGGCTCTCCTCTTACTACAAGGGATACTACTAGCCTGAGAGTTGAACCAGTGGATATAGGCCCTGAGGAGTGGATACATGGATTGCCCGCCGGTGTCGATCCACCACTTTATCAGGGAGGACATCAACCATTTCGCATCCTTCGGCTCAAACGAATCAAACCACACCACGACTGCCGCAAACTCTTTACTCGACACCTCTGGGTTGAGTTGCCGCTCCAATGCCTGCACCTCAAAGGGCAGAGTGAGTGCGTTCCCTATCGGCACCCAAGTGAGTTTTCCGTTCGGGGCCAGACACTCTTTGGCTGCCCCCACCAGACTCATCGCACACCCCCCGCAGGCGTTGCGGGCCTTAGTGAATTCCTCCCTGTGGAAGTATCCCTGTAAACTCGGAGCCATCCCGTCCTCCAACGGGCAGGAGAGTTTCCCGAACGTACCCATTATCAGCCGAAATCCCTGCCGCAACAGCTCCCTCATTTTCTGTGCCAAGAGGACACGTCTGGCCCGTTTCGAGTACGACCCGAACGGCTTGAAGGATGTAACTTCCTTCGCAACTTTGTTCTTTTCTGCCATAACTTGCTCCGCGTTCTGGATTTCCGGGCCACCCACAACGAATGGCCGCGACTCTCTTGTTCCACAGGGTCCTCTATTTCTACAGTGACCCCGACATACACTGCAACTCCTATAATGTCGGAGTGCAACTGATTAACTTAAACTCTCCCCGCTCCAGCCGAAGGAGCAAACCTCAACCATCCCCCAGCCTCTGTCGAACTGGGGGCATGAAAAAACCCCACGAATAGCACTAGCCACCCGTGGGGTTCCCCTCTCAAACACCGACTTGTCGTCGAATCATTTCCACCATTGACTCCGCCGATACCGGGTCCAGATATGGGCGAGGATTTCGGCTAGTACTATGCTCACAGTCGCAGTTGTCAATACGGCGATCAAAAACTCAGGACCATTTGCCGTCATCACCACCACCTCCCCCTCTTAATGCGATAAAACACATGGGCCAGTGCTAGGGCTCCCACCAGCCCCACAATGGTCATCAGCAGACTAGCAAGTAGTAACTCTGGAGTCATGCGGTTTTTCTCCGTTCACCACTACTACTTCGACCGATACGAGACACACCACCATAACTCCTACACCAACCACGGGATGAGTATGAGTCCTGCACCAGACAGAATACCAATAACAAACTGAGCCCACGGAGGTATCATTTCAATCTCCATCTCGGACACAACACACCGAGAATAGCAGTAATCGCAACCTTCGCTGCCGTCCAGATTATCACGCCCCAGCCCATCCAATAAATGCTTCGTTCAATTCCGGCGTCATACAGTCTTACCTTTCCGGGCCTCATTTACCGAGACCCCTTCACTCTTACACTTCGGACACCACGGCACATACTGGGCCCGTTTCGGCATGGAGGCAATCACCACCACGCTCCACTCAAACCCACAACACTTCCACGTCGCCAACTCCCATCCCTTCCGGTGGGTCCGGGTAATCTTCGGTCCAGCCATAACGGTTAATCCCAGTCGTCTCCCTGTTGGGCCGGTTTTCCCGCCTCCAGCCACCTCTCGTAGTCGGAGAGGTACACGGCCGGTTTCACTCCGATCATCGGACAAGTCTGCCCGGTTATCCATTCCTGAAAACGGGCCCAATCCTTGGCGGTGTGGTGGTCTTTAATGTCCTCCCCCCACACATACGCAATGCCCATCATTTTGTGTACCGGTATCATCGTTCGGCCTCCGTCAATCCCACCCATACATGCGGTTTCTGGGCCCCGGCTTTACGTCGAGCCGATACAATACCCGGAAACACCCTACTCACATCCGCAATCAGGCGGGGGGGCGTGTACCCCACCGGAAGGACAATCTCCTTCCGTGCTTCCGCAACCCGAATCGCATCCCACAAGTCACTGCGGGGCACAGCTACATCACGGGCCGGCTCATAACTGTACTGGGTCAGGAGCCACGTCCTGATCGGATCAGACTCCGCCCTCAATGAGTCCCCTGCCTCGGTGACTGCCCGGCTCTCCGTGAATCGACCGTTAGTCCACAGGCGGATCAGCCCCTTCACCGCCCAGTTGAAGATTCCCGGTAACTCCGCCGCCGCAATTTTCTTCCCCAAATCTGGAATCTGTTTGTCGCTGGGCACAGTGTTAGTCCAAGGCATAAGTATGATCCGTCTCCACAAGGCGTTGGTAGGGTCCGCAAACTGGGGTCTCTGATTCATGGAGATCACGAACCGAGCGGTGGGATCGGCGGTGAACGTATCCTTCCCTTTGCGTTCAAAGGTGAACGATTCCCCCGTAACAAGGTGTCGAAGCGTTGCAACCGGAACCCGAATACCTGGGTCCGTCTCCCCACATATGTTGACCAACTTACCCAATGTTCCCACCGGAGCAAATTGCCGTCCGAGTGACCCTAGATCGGTGGCAGAACAGTTCCCGTGTCCGACCATAGCTCTAAGTACATCCATCGCTTGTGTCTTACCGTTAGCTCCAGGACCCTCCATGAGTAGCATCTTCTCCAAGGAGGTATCGAATGTACAACAATACCCGAACCACTCCTGTAACACCGCCACCCGTTCGGGGTCCTGGGACAAACTCTGCCCCAGAAACTCCAGCCACCTCGGACACTCCGCATGAGGATCGTAGTCGTAGGGCAGGCAGGAGGTGCAAAACCACTCCTCACTGTGGGCGGCGAGCACCGGTTGCTTGCCCGCTAGGCAGGGGTGGAGGTCCAGAATCCCGTTGCGGAGGGCGGTCTTGAACCTGTGTTTGTCGGTTTGCCCTAGCTTTCCCGGCATCGCTTGGTCGAGGGGACAAAAACACGCCGATCTCAAACGTCCCTCTATCTCCATTGCGGAAAACCCCGAAACCTGTAATCCGGTAGCAGCAGTTTGGTGCCACCGGTCGATTAGCATTCGCATGAAGTCCTCCGATCCCGCCTCCTCGTAGTGTGTCCCTGAGTAATGCCAATAGCTGTTCGCCCACCAGACTAACTTTTTCCCGTAGTGGTTCAGAAACTTCCTCGATGCCAATACATACTTCATGCGGGAGCATTGAGGACTGGGTTTCTCCGTTTCCGGCAGGTCGGTGTTCATAGTTCGGCATGTCCATTAACTCCGGGGGCAGTAATCCACGGGCAACCATCTCCCTCGTGTGCATGGCTCCCATAACGTTGAAGGCCATAGCCGCCTCGTGATCCTCGTCCACCATTCCTTGGGCGGCTTTCACCCTATGCCGCTCCAACGAATCCATGTAGCGGGAGTACGGTATGCCCCGTTCCCAGTTGCGATCCCCGTATTTGGTGGCACCTAACTCCAACCACCGAGCCAACCGCTCAAGGAGCACCGGACTGATGAGGTCAAACCGTCCTTTCCCCGCCTGTGTATCGCGGCGTGCTCCGGTATTCCATTCCTGTCGGGTCCCCGAATCCTTCATATCGTACATCCCAATCTCCTCTGTAACTCTGAGTGAGCAGCCAAAAACTCCTGACGACAATCACGAGCCCCCATCATAAACTCCACGGTTCTCGATGATCCCGGTGCCCTCGGAAACAGGTTGTCCCGTTCCATTTCTCGCTGGAACATATCCAAATCCTTGACCTCCTGTGGGATCGGCCACATGCCGCTGTAACGGGTAATGATCGTGCGTAGTAATCTGTTTTCAAATGTCTCCAGACTCAGTACATCAGCGGAGGTGTGTCCCAGACGCATATCGAGATGCTGCTTAATCGGTTGAATGATGTCTCCGATGTAGGTCTCCGCCGAGTCGTGGTGCAAGGCGGACACCAAGAATGCGGGGTCCTCGTTAATGAACTTCGCATGTCGGTACACCCTCACAGCATGAGCCGCAACCGGCCAAGGGATTACCGTGTTCCCGTTGTACCGGTTTTGATTGGCCAAGCTGTGAACAATGTCCCCTATACGTATGGAGGAGGGGAGTAACGGATCAATGTCCACCTCCCCGGACAGCACACGAACCTTAATCATCTTGGGGTTCTCCTAATGACTCCTCACTGGAAGCCCTAACGCCTGTACGCCTAAAGTGATTGATGCTCTCCGATTCCAGAAACGCAGCCAGCCCCGCACACACCACCGGATCACCTCCTAGCAGTCGCCGCGTGAATGGTTTCCCCTCCTCAATGATCTTCCGCCCGGCACAAACGAATCCCTGATTGAATCTACCACCCAACTCCATCATCAGCACGTCATCGGAGACAAACTCAATGTGTCCCTGAGCCGCATCCCGTGCTATCTCCGCACACTGATGGTCGAGGAGCATAGTGAGTGAGTCTGCTGGGTCCTGCATAGAGGGCAATCCACTCAAAAACCGAGCTGCTGCCTCCTTGTTGTTAACCACAAAGCACCTTCTGCCGGTGTAACTTCAACAGTGCTTCCAGAAACCAATTTGAGATCGTGGCGAATACATACTCCCAGTCGTCGGGGTCCTTGAGGCCGTTCCTGGTCAGTTCGGAACACGCCTCCCCGATTGCCCTGCGGGCGATCACGTCCAGTTGTTCACTTTCCATCGGTAGGCTCCACCATTTTGTCGATACGATCCGCCAACCAACCTTCCAGTCGTGCCATAAACTCCTGCCGACAGACCGGGTTCAGCATGTCTGCGATGCCCCTAATGCATATTCGGGCTGCCGTTTCCGCTTTCTCGATACTTGCTAACTGTTCTCCGACATCCATAACGTGTCTCCGTCATAGGCATTGCTCTATTGCGGCCGTAGATGCGTTGGCGAACTCTGCCTTCTCCAACGCCTTACGTAGTTCATTTCTCTGTGCCATTATTTCGGCATCGAGTTGGCCCAGAAGCTCGATGATCTGCAAGATGGTCTCATCATATACTTTAATTTCTTTGATCTTCTTTTTCATCGCTGTCTCCGTTTCGGTTATGGTTGTCACTCTGCCGGAATCCCCTTACACCGGCCCAACTGCCACAGATAATCTATCTGCACACCGTCCCATCCAAGAGGACAACACTTACCGCTTAACCCTGAATCGCCACCGCCTTGACCGCACCCTTCTTCTTCGAGTTGTAGGTGTAAATCCGGAGCCGGGCCTTGGTTCCGAACGCCTCACCCAAAGCCAGCACACACCCTTTCGTGGTGCTATCCTGCGGCTTGTCACCGGTCAGGATGGTGGTGAAGTCCTGGAGGGCGGCTTGGTCGTAGGGGTTATTCCCCCAGAACGCCCGCTCAATCAGGCGGTTCTTGTTGGCCCCGTCAATGACTTGGAACCGGAGACACACGTTGAGGAATGACACCCCCTCATCACTCTCCGTGATGAAGGTATCGAGGTCGTTGAACACCGTCTCATAGGTGCCGACATCGGGCAACGGATTAGCCCGCGTCTTGCTGGCACCCTCCGCACACACCTCGTTCTGGGCGTCCTCAGTGTATTCCTGAAGGTTCTTCAGTACGCTTTCCTTCAGACTCATAACTTATCCCTTCTTCTTGTCATTGTGGGTCGCCATTGCAGTAATCGACTTCTGGAAGATCGCGTCGTAGGCATCCCACAACTCCGACGAATCTCCGCTCTGTGGCCACTCCGGAAACTCCTCCGGCAACCAGACACGCGTTTTCGGGTTGGCCAAACTGGTACGCCTTCCGGGACGGGTAGAAACATGGTACAGGAGTTTCTTGTCCATTTTCTCCTTCCCGGATTTGGGGTCCACGACTGTCACCGGAATCCACTCCAGACCTAGAGTGAATATGTGATGACAGTCCTGCTCCAAATACTTCAACACTGAGGCAGGCAGTAGGGCCTCAGTAACAATCTCCTCCTTTTCTCCGGTTTTGGATATGAGTTTCTTACGCAGGTGGTCGGTCATCAACAGCCAATAACCAGCCCGAAGTAGTTCCAGCCACATGTTCCGCATGTTAGCGGCCACCTTGTTGTGGTCGAAACCGGTAATCTCCTCCACCCCCAACTGCTTCCGGGTGTACTCGTTGGCGAAACCGAGGAACCCGCCACCTGGGTCCCAAATCACCACATCGTAACGGCGATCCGGACCATTGGCTTCGGCGTCTGCCAGCAACGTTTTGTGTACCGCCATATATTCGTCGTGGCTGGACACCTGCAATCGGTCGGAGCGAGGATTGACTACGTATCTACCTCCGCCTCCGGGGTCCGCATCCACATGAATACTCCTTGGGCACCCTCTGACGAAGGAGGTCTTTCCGCTTCCGGGCAGTCCCCGAATAACGAGAAAGCAGTGGTGAGCCTTGCCTGGGTCGAACTTCCCGCCGATTGAGAACTTATCCCATCCGACTGACTTGGACATACTTGTTCCTTCACATTAGATGTTTCGGTTTTCGGAGACCTATCCCCGAAAATGGTATCCCACTTCCTCGAATACTCCTCGTAACTAATTTGGCGGGGACGAATCCGGCTCCCCTTACCGTTCCTTGTCATTCCAGGTACTCCGCAGGATATCAGATAGACAGATCAAAGTCAAGAGGCTCAACACCACAACTACCATCCCGGCCCTCTCAGTTGATTTCCAGTTCAATCGACTTCGCAGTATCTCGGACATACAACCTCGGAATTATGTGGGCCCACTCCGCCGGGCTCCTCGCCGAACACAGCGGCAGAAACTCACACGGAGCACGTCCTGGTCCCCCCCTACACAGGAACGTATTCTTGGTGCGGGTAAACTTATGTACCCGCGTAGCCCCACTACAGGCTGCATCCGCTTCCCGCAGGTGGACCTGAAACTCATAGGCCAACACCGGCTCCTCATACCTATGCCAGTAGGGCTCCGGCATGGCGGCGGGACCACCGGCGGTGGAAGTGGGGTGCGTGCCCTCATACCACGACTTCGCTTCCGCCAACCACTCCTCCGAGGACTGCTTCTGCTTCTGGCGAATGGTCGGACGCTGAATCGCCTCATACACCATACCCACAACCGGAGTGTCCTTCGGCAGCGGGGCGTGGACCGTTTCCCCATTCAGTGTCGTTGTCACAGTAGCCTTGCCGGATTGGAGATAGGCCAGAGCCGCCAACCTATACATGCGGGTCTGGGGATCGAAGGGGGCAGTGGAATGAAACTTCACCGGATCATCCCCGGTGATCTTAATGTCTGCCACCCACAACTCCTTCTCCTGGGTGTCGTACATCAACCGATCCATGATGCACTTCAACGATGTAGCTAGGCCGGGTAAATCCATGTTGACTTCCACTTCAGTTGCCACCGTTTTGAAATTCTCCGGCAGCTTGTACTTCTCCCAGAACAACTGTGCCACCACAGAAGCCAAGGCGAAATCTCCGAGTAGTGACTTCTCCAACTCCTCCTTCGACTTACGACAGTCGGGTTCGGCAGCTATATCTTTGAGGAGTTTCGCCGTAGCCTTGCGGCCAGCGTTGAGGGCTTCAGACACCCCCACCCCGTCGTGGAGGCTACCGATAATTGCATGGCCAATAGTCCCCGTTTCCCGTGCCGACGAGTACCCCTTCTGTTTGAGTTGATACCGATGCCGCAACATGAACTTCATCAGGCAGTCCTGGAGCGTACCGAACATAGACGGGGAGAGGCGGGGTCTCACCGACTCCCACCCCACAAACATATTCCAGTTATCGTTGGAGGGCGTACCGGTCCCGGACACCGCCCACTCCTCGAAGGTTTGTACCCCGTTAGTCTTGTTGTATCCCAGTACCGGTAGGGCAATTGTCTCCGACATACAATCCTTTCAGGAAATCTAAATCTTTACTGTTCCGGGCCTGACGAACATGACTCCACAGCACTCGAATCACCGTTTCCCCCAACCGCTTCGGGTTCACCTTGGGGAGCCACAACAACCGAACATTCAGGCGGGCCATCTCCACAAGCAGCTTGTCCAAAACCTCATCACTCGACTTGTAGGTTTCGCGGCGAAGTCCCGTGAAGGCATTGAGGTCCCCATCCAGGAGCAGATACTTCACCCCCGGTAGGTCGGCAAACTTCTGCCACGCCTTACTCGCCCGCACTCGGTCCGACTTGCTGAACCAATTCTTGTAACACTCATCGAGGTCCTTCTTGCGCTCCAGGGCTGCGATGTTCTGCAAGGCTTGTCCGCTTACTCGTAGGTAATAGTCGCCTGCCGCAATTTGCTCCGTGGTCTGTTGGATGCGGTAGAGCCGAGACTTCCCTGAGATATCCGTCAGATACATGGTCTCCGGAAACCGCAACCTATACTTCGGTTTCTCGTTCCGGTCGATCACCACTTCCAAAATCGGGAGCATCAGGCACCGAAACCTTCAACGAACATGGTCTCCCCGGAAGCCGTCACACCGAATGCGAGGACGGTTTTCTCCGGCAACATCAGGTACAGTTGGCCCCCGATTCGGACCTCCTGCCCGCCGTACTCACTAAACAATACCCGCATGCCCGGTTTCCAAGTGTTTAGACAGGCATTGCCCACCCCGACCACAGTTCCGGTATTCTCCTGCACCTTGGCGGAATCCGGCAACTCAATCCCGGTCTCTATCGCCTTCACCGGTGGGTCCGGCACAATCATCAGTTGGGCTCCCACCAGTCTCCACCGAACAGCATCCGTTTTTGCCACGTCTAGTTCTCCACAGTAAGGCCCCTACAGCACTAACCATTAGGGCTCCTCCCCCAATCCACACCGTGTTTTCCAGGAGTCCCGCATACCACGGTGCCCCGTAGTACACGGTACTCTTTTGGTGAGCGTTGTCACCGGCCACCTGCTCCGTGCGGCTCCGGCCTAACTCCGCCCCGCACCCCACCATGATATACCCCAGGAGGAGCAAAGTCAAGAGGCCGTAAATTATCGCCTTCCACCACTGCCACCGCATTCGGGCCATTCGGGTCTCCACAAGGGTTCATTGGTTCTGGCTCTCGGTTTTCCGGGAACCGCACATCCCGCCGCGTCCCCACAACTCCTCCCCACCTCATACCGGAGTCGTTCAGTTAACTCCGCCCTGGTTATGGGGTCCGTATCCGGGTGGGGAGTCAGTAATGCTACCCGGTCTAGGATGCGGTCTGGGTCCACGTCCTCAAGTGATTCGACAATTCTCATCTCTCTGATCCTTTGAGAGTTACGCCCTGGTGGTGAGGATTTTCACCTCAGCATCCAGGGGGCATGTTCTCCCGTAATGTTGTTCAAGTTGGTGCCAGAAGGGTACATCTCTCAGGTGCCGGAGACAGACCTCTTCCACCACCGGGTACTCCGCCTTCGGGCATTCCACTAGCATTGAGTCGTAAATCTTCAGGTTGGACATAGCCGCCATGTCTCGTGCCCTAAACTCCTCCTCCACCCACCATGAGGCGTCAATCAGCGTGTCGGCGGCGAGGGTCTGAATGGGGAAGTTGGATATTTCGTTGATCTTGTTCTGGGTTCCCCTCACTCCGCCCACAAAGAGTCGTGACTGTCCGAGCACCGGTAGGGCGGCGTACCTAGTCGCCACGGTGGACTTGATCCACTGCTCCTGCCACCGCCCAAACTCCTTGTGATCGGAGTAGTAGGCGGATATAAGTTTCTGCCAGAATCGCACCGGAAGCAGCAACTTATTGTCCCTCGCGGCTGTCTCCATGAGTTTGCGGGCTCCGGCTTTGAATAGCACTGCGAAGTTCACCGTTTTCCCCAACTGCCTCCAAGTTTTCACCCCCGGCGTGTCTTTGGTGGCGGTAGGGCCTGAGAACAGTTGCTCCAACCAGTCCCGTTCTACTCCGGCGAATTGGTTGAGGTTCCCCGTTTTCATGTAGTCACGCATTTCGCGGAGAATCATCAACCCTGTGGTGAGGTGTATGTCACGGTCGAGGCGGTAGTCCTCCAGCATCAAGGGGTCCCCTGACACCAAGGCGGCGGTCCTGAGTTCAATCTGGCTCTCATCCCCTTCACACAGGACGCCCGGTGAAAACCGGGTCCACAGGGTGCGTTTCAGCGGCTTCGACAAATTGAGCAGGCCCGGATTGCGGCAGGTAATTCGTCCCTGCTTGGTGCCCCCCGACGACGTATCCTCAAACTGGCTGGGGATAACGTACCAAGTCGGGTAGGCGGTGTCAGTTAGTAGGCAGGACGCCTTGGAGAGTTCCGTTTGCCCCTTAACTTTTCTGCCCACCAGAAGCGGACGGGTGTATCGGGAAACGGTGTCTCTGAGAGTTTTGAACCTCTGTATGCACCGAACCTTCCGAGCGGACTCACAGTAAGGATCAAGATTACCAAGTAGCAGATTGAAGTTCTCATCACCGGCGGATATCTCCTTGGTTTTGGGGGTCCGTTTCACTCGCCGATCATTGTGGAGATTGGCTAAAATCAATGCCTCCTCCATGACCGCCGAGTACCACCCCTTCACTCCCTTACCGTCCAATTTCCCCTGCCACCTAGTTTGTGCATATCGTCGTAGTCGGTCTGCACGAACGTTGCTAGTGCCCTGAATCTCGGCAACAACACGGCTGTCGATAGTGACTCCTCGCTCTGAGGCGTACATCGCCCACCACAACAATCTATTGTAGTGGTCGTAGCAGGCCGGGGAGAGTTTGTCCGTTTCCGGGTAGTCGCGGCGGATGCTTTCCACCAACGATTCATAGTTGACAAGAGTGGCCACCGTATCTTTGGCGTTGTAGTCATAAAGTCGAGAGTCCTCCACAGACGGGTAACGATGGGTTTTGAGATTCAGTTCCTCATCGTAGTCAGCCACCATGAGGAGTTTGGAGAGGTTCTTGAGGCTGCGTTCTGGCCGAACCTCACTGAACAGGTAGTTAATGACGCCCAATTCAATCAGTTTCCACCGGGTGTGGTTGAAGGTACGGCCCCACGGATACGCAGCCCGCAGGAACATCACATCAAACGGGATGTTCATACCCAAGAGTGTACGGCAGCCCCGTTTCCAGGAGTAATCCAGCAGGGCCCTAAACGATTTCCGCCCCTCCCGTGTCTGCATGTTGTATACCGCCGTCCGTAACCCGTCCGGGGTCCTCCATGAAACCGCAGCAGTTTGAATGAGTTGATTCCGGCGGCACTGATCTGTCACCAAGGAGCGTGTCGGCTGGAACACGGTCTGCTTGGGGAGGCCCTCTATGCAGCCATAGGTCTCAAAATCCAACGATAGGAGGTCGGGCACAAACTCCCCGACGGAGACTGCATTCCACTCCAATGTGGGCACTTCCGCTCTGGTGGGGATGTTTCCCGTTTCCAGGTAGGTCACAAGGAGATTGAGGTGATCAGCTACGTTGGCGGCTTCCTCTGGGGCCCGGTCCTTCATGAGTGCGGCCGGGTTCGAGGTCCAGAACACCGGCACCGAAACCGCCCCCACCGACACCGAACGGCCCTGCTGATAGAGGGCCTTCTCCAACGGTTGACTAATTAGGCTGCGGGAGGCTCCGGCACCAGCACCTAGAATTACCACCCTCCTGTACTGGGCGGCTAGGGTTGCCACATCTTCCACGAGATGGGCATGGCACTGTTTGTACTGTCCCTGTGTCGGCTTCACATCCTTCGGGGGGCAACACCTCACCGCATTGGTGACGTAGATATCGGCGAAACGGCTAAGCCCCGCCGATCTCAGGTACACCGACTCAAGTAGTCGTCCGGACGGTCCGGTGAAGTGGGCGTTGAGGGTGTCCTCCACCACTCCGGGACAATCACCGACAATCAGTAGGGCAGTATCTCCGTTTTCGGGGCCTGACTGTATAAGCCTTGTACCAATCCCGATGTTGGTACACGTCTCCCAAAGATCACAATTCCGACATTCCGGGTGGGGATTAAGCACTGGCAACATACAGGTTACACCGCCTTCTGCATCCAACGGGGCCACTGATCCAAAGCCGGAGTTGAACCACCGTCCATTACATCCGACGCAATCCCTGCCACCGTGTTGCGGGCTTGGCTGATGGTAAACTTCGACAGGTCGCCCCGGACTTGGAAGGGTAACGAGTTTTGCGGTTTCGTCGGGAATATACAATCCGTGATGATGAGATGTCCCGGATTGAGGAAGGCACTGGGACCTTCCACTCTGGGGGCTCGTAGGTTTTGTATGTAGGCGTATCGGAAATTGCCGATACTGGGTGTCCGATATCCTGTGTTCACCTCCACGGCGGTCATGAGGATATTCTCGCACTTGTCGGCCAAGATTCCTTTACTTGCCCATCGATCCTGGACCCACTCCTTATCCGGCTTAGCTCCTCCACAGATCACGCCATCCAACCAGAGATTTCTAACATTCACCGCCGATAAGGCATCATCACTGGACTGCCTCATAGTGGAATGGCGTATGAGGCACATCTCAATGTCCCCCACCGACAGACTCCGCCAGCCACCCAACGGGATTTCCGTTTTCAATTCCTCGATAGGTTTCCCATAGGCGGCGTCGAACAAACAATCGAATATCCCCAAAGCCCCAATGTTAAGGAATCCAGTTTGGCCGCTCCGCACCGTCAGTCCTACGGCGGTAACAGAGGCAAAGTCTCGAATCTCCACCGGCTTCTTGACCAGTGTCACGCCCGGTAACAGCAGCAGGACGGCTCCCGGTTCCCCCTTGATGACGGTGGTAGGGGCATCCGGGGCCTTGTCGATGAGGTCCTGAAGCGTTGAAACTACCTGTAACATTCGTGGCTCTCCGTGTTTAGGCTATTTGCGTTTACCTTGCCTATCAATTATAATACCACAATGGCCCACAAAAAGTCAAATCTGAAACCGTTCCAAGAGGTGGTGGCTAGGTTCGTAATCAACCCCACCGAGGGTACGACCGATATCCAATTCGATAAGTGTGTCGAGACTACCCACACCGCCGAAATCAAAGCCTACATCATGGCGGCATTCCACTTCTGTGGGGCCCTGGGCGGAGTGGAACCCGCTTACAACTTCATGCGGGCGGGCCTTCAGACGGTCCGGGAAATGGCTACCCCTAGCCCGGCTGTGGTGGACCCCCTAGGATTGCCGTTCGTCCTGTCACCGGAACCACCCATCGACAACATCGGCAAAGAGTTGAACTCCGTGAGTGATGGGATCAGCGAAAACGAACCCGACCAAACAGCCCAAAACGCTAAACAATCCGATCTCCCGAACACGACGCATACAATCTCCTAACGGTAAATCCCGGCGGAGTTCAAAATCCCACCGGAGAGAAGTTCATTGGTTGTTGCTTCTGCCCGTTCCATGAACGAGGAACCGGCAGGACTAGCCGACCCAGACCCTGGTGGTACTGAGGACGGACGAATACGGTACGGGTCTCTTTGGGCGGCGGTGGTCCCGGCACTGAGACCTCCCGGCTGCAATCCCAGAAACCCCGGATCATTCCCAAAGGCCACACCCATAGTGGCGAGAAACTGGGCTCTCAATTCCGGCGGTAACGTCTCTAACAGTCGCTCACTCCGCCCCACATCCTGACGCAAGTGGACTCCCCGCCACTGACTCTTACTGATGGGGATGGGGCCGGGAGCAATGGTCTGGTATTCCTGCTCCACGGTATCGGCTAGGCGTTGATCCCCAGACATTGCGGCCTCAACGTACTCCCGTTTCAGTTCCGCCACACGGGGAGCCACCCCGATCATCCACCGAGCGAGGGCCTGCTCCTGACTCCCATTGATGTCACCCAGCCCCAGACTCCGAGCGTAGAGTTGGGTTGGTGAGTAGTAACCGATGAGGTTGCCGTCCGGAGTGTACAGCGGATATCGGCCGTCGGGACCTTGCTGACGGTTATCCACATACGACCGTCCGATCAGTTGCCCCACCGCCGGGGCCACTGGCCCAGGTCCAACAGTGGTCAAGACTCTCGCTAAGCCCACCCCACCGGGGACGAGGAGGGGCAGCGATCTCTGTAGTTGGGTCGGGTCCCCGGTGAGACCCGCCACCGCCGCACTGCCCGCCAACTGCACCACCGGGGGCACCAAGGGTAACGGGTAGAATGGGCTACCTTCACGGGGGATCGGTAAAGCCCCAGTCGTTGTAGCTTGGCTTGCAATGTCCTCTCCGAATTGGCCGAGTATCAGTTTCGCCGCCCCAATGGTCAGCCCCGTTGCCACTAAGGCTCGGCCCCAGAAACCTGGACCGCCGCGAGCAAACAGGTTGGCGTAGCGGATAGGGAACTGAGACAACATCCTGAATGTCGGGTTCCACTCCGCCATGAGTTTCGGGATGTTGCTGATGCCGCCCCCGAACTGGGTAGCCGCAACTCCCTCCATCGCTCGGATTTTCACCAAGTTGTTAGCCACCGCATCCGAATAGAGAGCTTTCCCTTTGGGGAGCACATGCTCGCCGAACGTCCAGTGGTTGAAAACCGGGACTCCCTCACTGCTAAACTCCGCCATTTGTTTCCAGGCGGAGTGGCGGAAGGAGTTGTGGGCGACAATCCGGTTCCCGGTCTCCGAAGTGGAGAACAGTGACATCATTCGCCGTCGCCAGACATCGTAAGTTTGTCCGGCGGGGCTCCGGGTTTTGAGCAGTGCATTCTTGGTCTGATCCAACGCCTGCACCAATGAGTCATCCATTGTGAAGGCGGACTCAGCGAAATCCTTGAATGCAGTCCTGAATGCCTCCTCATGGGTGACATTGCCATGACGAAGTTTGATGTAGTGGTTCATTTGCTCCAAGGAGTCTTTGATCCCCTGGACCGTACTCTCCACTCCTACGTATGGTAGAGTGGAAATCAATATCTGGAACAGGTTCTTCACGGGGGCAATGAGGTTGGGAGCCGCAAGAGTGGATTGGTAGAAGTAGTTGGCGATGCTCCGAGTAGCCTGCCGATACCCCAGTTTCGGGGACTCCGCAATGGCCACCTGCAACGACTGCCGTAACTCGTTGGCTCCGGCAGCACTCAACATCTTCCCCATAGGTGCGTCCGGTTTCAGAGAATCGCTTGCCAGTTTCCGCATGTGATCCCAGCGTTGGCTGTTGAGGTGCTCCTTGGGGGTCATGTTACCTAACACCGCCGGCATGTAGGTGTCACGGATGAAAGCTGCCCGCACTGGGTCCTTGAAGTCGGGCAGGTCTCTGAGGATTTCCCCCTCCGGTGTGACCGTTTTCCCGTAGGCGAGTTCCCTCAATACCCTACTCCAACCCTCGCCCAGTGAGTGAGTTGCTCCGGGTGGCCTGACACTCCACCCGTAATCGCGGGCACGAGTATGGTTGTAACTCTGAGCGACTCCAAGTGTATCCATGCGGAAGCGGTGGGGCATAGAATTGTAGAGAATGTAATCCTTACTGACGCCCAAGTTCTGTTGGAGTGCTGCCTCGGCGGCCGGGTTCCCGTGGAGGGGTGTGAGCAGTTTCTCCACCCGGTTGTCGATTACTCGCATCTTGGTGGCGGCGTCAGCGTAGGGGCCTCCCATTTTCACTAAGTCGCTCGTCTCCGGCAACATACCGAAAAACCGCTGAAGATGTCCGCCACTCGCAACTTTGGCGGTGGCTGCTGATTCCTGTCCGGCGATAAACTCTCCGACGTACTCCCGAAAACCGCCAAGCACGGCCTCCTTGTCGAGGAGGTCTAAGCCGCCACCCCGATCGGCGAGGTAGTGCCCCATCAGGCGGTTAAGCTCTGAGGGAGTCAGGCGGATGGGCCGTCCCTGGAGCATTAACCCTGACTCCTTCGCACCCCTCGCCAGAACGTCCACACTGTAGGAGTCTTGGAGGGCTTTGAGGTGTTTCGGGTCCGTGTGCAGGAGCAGCGGGAAGTAGCCCCGGTTCAGTTTGGTGCCGATCGGTGGTGCCTCAGTGCGTAACCCGGTAAACTTCCGCCCCTTCCGGGCCAGGGATTGGGGGATGCCGTTTACCAAATCGGGTCCCGTTTTGTCGTACACCCAGTCGAAGTATCCGTCCAACTGGGAATTGAGAGCCCGTTCTGACGCCGACAACTCCACCTTGGGTAAAGAGCGTAGTGCATCGGCTGCCGATTTGATCTCTGCCGGTAACACCAACCCCTTCTCCGCCAACAGCCCCAACCGCTTCTCATACTCCTTCACGGCGTGGTTGAGGTAGCCGGATTCCTGGACCCGGTGCAGAGCAATGCGGTACTCCGACAGGATGTCAGGGGCCTTGCCGGAGAGGTTCTTAAAATCGAGAGCCGCCTGACCGATCATTTCGACTCCCCGTTTCTGGAAGTCGTGAACGCGGGACCCCAACTCCGTCATCAGGGCCGGGAGCGGGGTACCCCGGTAAATCTCCGCAAAGGACATAGTGTCATCCAAGAGTGGGATCAGTGGTTTCAGGCCCTTGGTGAATTGTTCCTGCTGACTGAAAAACTGCCGTGTCCCCATCACCGGGTACTTCGCCGTCAGAATCAGCCCCAACACCACTCCGGGATTGGTGGTGGTCTGTACCAAGGTTTGCAGTGGTCCAGGCTCCGACAACCCGAAAAACTTCTCGGCGATCGTTTGGCGTTCTAGCGGTGACAGGCGATCTGGATTTAGCAATGCGGCCCCGGCTGCCCCCAAGTTACCTTGGAGAGCATTCGACATAGCGATGTCGAGACGGTCTAGGGCTGATACATTGACTTCCGGCATAACTCTTTCACCGTAAGCCGTTCACAGGAATTGAACCTATTCCGTGCGGATTACAAATCCGACGGGCTCCCAGAGCAAAACGGCGTCCCCTTAGTCATCGTCGTCAGGGTCATCATCGAAGGAATCATCATCAACAAACAGTTCCTCCGTTGAGGACTCAAAATCATCCTCCACGGAGTTCTCGCTGTTCTCTCCGTTCTCCACCACCTCCACCACACTCACGGTGTAGTCGGCTGTGCCCTCCGCTCCACACTCGGAGCAACTCCACTGAGCGAGGATTTGCTCCACTCCGTCCTGCTCCGTGTCGGTGATTTCCAGTTGGGCGGAGGCCCCACAACTCGGACACCGACCCTTGGCGAACTTCTTTGTGACCGCATCCATAACCGTTTACCTCTAAACTACAATCCGGGATAGAGTCTTTATGTGTGGTAGAGCCGCCCGGTACACGTCCTCCAACACAATCACATCCTGCTTACAATGGGTGACGATCTCCTTGTAGGCTGCACGATCACCAGCCGTGGCCCTCTGCCAAATCTCTGGGGTTAGGGGTGTTTTCTTCTCCGTCAGGTTCATATACTCTTGGACTCGGAGCAATGACCGTCTCGACATCTTGAGGCCAAACTTCACCCAGAAATACAAATCCACATGGAAGGCGTAGAGGTAGGGGCGTTTGCCGATCCCCAAGGCCCTAGTTTTCAGAAACGGGACATCAAACCCCTTCCCGTAGTATGTTACCCACACGTCGTAGTTTTGGAGCAAGGCGAGAGTCTTGTTGACCACCTTGGAGTCATCCCAAGGGCGGGCCTGAAACCGCTTCGGCCAGTCGGTTTGACTCACCACAATTGGTGCTTCCCCCAGCGGCTTAATGCACGCACACAGTACGCGGCCAAAATCCGCCGACAGGTTGGAGGCTTCAATGTCCAACATACAGACCTTCATCATTATCCTTTCAGACATTCCTCCGACCAAACCAGCTGACCGGAGAGGGTTAGATCAGCCAACTGAGCCCCCAATCCGTCACACAGGGCTTCGGCGGCGGTTTTGTCAATGTAGTTGTTGAGTCCGGCACGGGCAAGCATTTGGTGAATCACCTCATGCCAGAACACCATCTCCCGAATCTCCAACGTCGCCTCCTCGGAGAGCCGGATTTGGGCTAGAGAGTCAGTGTAGTCGCCCAGTAGTTTGCCGCCGGAGAGTTTCTTCTCCGTTTTCACCCCGTAGGGTATGCCGCCGATGGTGTACCGTTTCGGGATCATCGACACCTCCGGGGACACTATACCACAACTCGGCACTCAATGCAAGACAGAACCTGGCGTACCGGTGGAAGGTTGGGTGGCTGCCGGTTTAGGTGTCGGGGCAGCTCCCGCCGGGTCCATAATCCGTGCCAGTACCGCCGGAGGCATGAAGCGGATTTGGCCTGTGAGGGCGGCGTTTTTGAGATTACTGTACGCCTCCACCTGCTGCTCCGCCAAGATCATCTTAGCCACCACTGAGGGGTCCGGGGCTGCCGCTCTCCGCAAACGACCAGCACGTTCCTCTGGGTCCCCGAAGATTTTGCGGGCCAAAATCTCGGACCCAATCGAAGTGCCTTGGAGTCCTGCCATAGCACCTTCCCAAGCCAAGGTTCCCGTCAACAGCCCCTTGGTGGGATTCGCCAATGTGTGTTTTAGGGCAGTCTTCAGGAACTTGACAAAGCCCACGCCCTCTGTGGCCACCGGAGCCGCAACTTCCACCCTCGGCGGCAACCGACTTGCCAACTTCTGCTCCACAGCATAGGCTGCGGGGTCTGTGGCAAACTGGGTAAACCGGGAGGCAAGTCCCCCGCCGCGTCCCACTGAAGCTTTGGAGGTCCGAAACTGGGCTCCGGCACCGGGACCAATCAGTTCATCCAAGGTGGACTCAAGAACGGCCCTATTGGCGTCCCCCACGGTACGGGCAAATTGTCGATAGGCTTCCTCACCGGTAATGCCCATGTAGCGGCGACCCAAGTTTTGCAGTCGGACAGCTTTCTCCGCCTCGGTTTGGTACTTGTAGGTCGCCCCCGGCAACAGGCCCTTAATCGGTCGGGGCCCCGCATCCGACAACATAGCCTTGGGACGCAGCCTCTCAGCCAATTTGGTCCGGAGGGCAGCCGCTTGACCGGCTTCAGCTTCAGCCGCCGCCGCCGCCCTCTCAATGCGTTCAAGTTGCCTCAGACTAGCCTGGTTGAGTCTGGTTTCTCCTTGGGGAATGACTTGTTGGCGTTCAAAGATGTTGTACTTCTGGGAGCCCCGTGCTGTCTCCGTGGCCAACTGCTTGGCGGTTTCCGACATGCGTTCGAGCCGCGTCTGTACCAACAACTCTTTGTGTTGGAGTCCCGGCTCACGGAGACTCTTGGCCCCCTTCACCAAGTTGCTGATGTGATTCTTGGCTCTCGCTCTCGGAATGTCGCCGAAGTCGTCGGGCAAAGCGGTCTCCAGTTGGGAGAGCAATTCTTTGTCTGCGAGGATTCCGTGTTTTTCCCGAAGCTGTGTGACGGCGAAGGCACGAACATTGGCGGGACTGATCGTTTCCGCATCCCCCGCCACCGTCGTCATGAAGTCGGTGAACCCTTCAGCACTGCTGAGACGGCGATTCACATTGGTGAGAAAGAGGTCTGCGTCCGTAATGCTCACGTCCTCCGCTTCTTGGAGGGCGTTGAGGACTCGCCGTATCGCCGGTTCGTTGCGGCGTTCCCCGGTGCGAGCGAACTGGAACATGCCATTCGCTGTCCGACTCCCCGGTTTCACCATCTCTGCCATGAGTTTGTCGATGTCGGCTTGGGTGAAGCCTAGTTTATCTTTGAACATGCTCCGGAGCCGATCCTCCAGTTCCGCAATGTCCTGATTGGCGAAGGTCTTGGCGGCTGGGGCCTTGGATATCTGTTCGGTGGCCGCCCGCACTCCACTCTGTCCCTCCGATGGGAGTTGCGTGGAATCAATGAGTGCCTGTCGAGAACGGAGAAGATTCGCCGTTTCGGTGGGGGTTAGTTCTTTGCGGCTCAACAACAGGTCGGAAAGTCTCTGCGGCTCATCCAGGAACAACTCTTGAGCCGTTTTTCGTACCTCCGCAGGCAGACGGGCAAGTAACGCACTCACCTCATCAGCGGTAAGAACAGTGCCCTTGACCGGTGCCGGGACAGCTAGAACCTTGGCGGGTGTGACTTTGGCGGCTTTGGACTTTCTACCGGTCAACTTGGCCGCTAATCCTTGTTCCAGCTTCTTACCTTTGTTGGTTTTCGCCATAACATTATCGTCCGTAATCGGCAGCCGCAGCCAACCCCAGACCGGCCGGGTTCAGAGCATTGGGGTCCGCTGGGGGTGTAACCGAGTAGGCCATTTGTAGGAGGTCGCGGGCAGTGGTCGGGGCCATTTGTGATCCGCGAGCCCCTTCCCGTGCGAGGTATTGGGCAGCCAATCCCTCCATCATGGGGCCGAGAAACTTGGCGGTGATGGCATCCATTGCGGCAGGCTCCAACACCTTCGCCTGTGCAGTAGCTCTCTCCGTCCGGTCTATAGCATCCTTGTTAGCCTCGTTCCGGGCAGCAGCAGCCCGAATAGGCAGCAGGGTTACGGCATCCAATGTCTGCATTGCGGGGCCCATAATTTGACTGGCCCCGATTGCTCCACCGATACCTGCTCCAGCCACGAGTGCCCCCTTCTTCGTGAACAGTTGCTTCAATCCGTGGCCTGCCGCCTGCGAAACGGTCATAGCTTCGATCTTCGCAGCCTCCGCAGCCCGGGCGGCTGGACTCCCGAACAATACATTCTTCAGCTTTGCAAATCCCCTGCCGATGGGGCCCGCTGCCTTTGCCGCTTTGGGAATTGCTCTGACTGCCCCGGCCATTGGACCGAATGCTACTCCAGCAGGACCCATCATCGCGGACGACTTCAACTGTTCCACAATGAAAGGGGGCCGATTTAGTTCCTCCCAGTCAACCTCCCCTGCAACCACCTTTTCCAAGAGTTTCAGGGTTTCAGCATCCTTAATGTAGAGATTGCCCTCGGCGTCTTCGGTGGTATAGCGAGCTGCGGCCTTAGCGTTGGGTCCGAATACTTCAGTCCACTCTTGGAGTGTCCACGGAGTGGCCAGTGCTTGGTTCACACGTTGCTGCGGGGACAACTTCTTCAGGAACTCCGTTTTCAGTTTTTGACTAACAGCATCGAGTTCTTTCTTCGCTGGCTGTTTCGGTTTTTGGCCGGTCAACAACTCATCGTCTTGGTTCACTCCTACTGTCGCCTTGCCGGATTTTAGTCGTTGCAACTGAGCTAATGCTCCGGAGTCCTTTATGTAGAAGTTTCCATCCGCATCCTGCGTGAACCACTCCACCGTGTTAGCAATCGGTTCGTCTTGGAGATACACTCCCCCCGTGCCCCCTCGCCTTAATTCGATTCCGAATGCCTCCTCCAACTCCTTTGGGGTCCACGGCGTAGCCAGTGCTTGATTGAGACGCTGTTGGGGGGACAGCTTCTTCAGGAACTCCTCTTTCAGTTTCTTGCTCTTAGCCATTGGTGGGCCCCGTTTGCGGTTTCGGTTTCGACTGACTCCGTGACGGCGACGGCTGCTGTGACTGCTGTTGAGGTTGGTCGGTTTCGGGTGGCGGTTTGTCGAATGCTGCGAACCGACTTTGGGCCTTCCGCTGCAACTCCGCCATTTCCTGCATCTTCTGCGACTCCTTCACCATCACCGCCTGCTTACGGAGAGTGAAGGACTCCGGGACTCCGTTCGGGGCCTCCACTCCCACCGGATAGGCGTCGTGGTGCAGGTAGGTGTGACGCCGGATTTCTGGACGCACTTCCTCATCCAATCCGTATTTGCGTATGTCGGCGGGCGGCAATGTGTCCCCGTAGAATCCGTCAAACCACTCCTTGATGATCGGAAGCTGTTCGGGATTGTCAGTCAGGTCGGATTCCAGTCCGGGGTCCACCGCCCACCCCTGACTCAGATATTCCTGCTTCAACTTCTGGTAGCCCTCCCGGTCTTGTGAATACTGGGCGACAGCGAGTTGACGGGCAAGGTCTGCCGGAAAAACGGTCTCCCCGTAACCGTTAGGGGAGTGGCCTTGGATAATTTTGCCGAACGTGTGCAACATCCACGCATTCGACGAATCCTCAATCCGGAAACTGTTGGGGATCGGTTTCAGGTAGGCGAGTGTTTTCCGAACGTCCTCCGATAAGTCGATGAGGGGTTCGATGTAGGGTTTGAACTGCTTGTGGCCAGACAACTCGTGTACCACCGTACTGAGTGACTGGTGTAATGCCTGCCCCATCATTTGAGCCGACAGCAACCTCAATCCGTCCCCGTAAGGGTTCCCTTCGGCATGGACTGATGTGGGGTCCTCGAACAGCCGCTTCGCATTCTCATCCGGGAACATCTTGGAGAGGATGGCCGTTTTCAGTTGCTCCAGCCTGGGCGGAATGCTCCCGGTCCCAACACTATCCGCCACCATGCGGTGCTCCGACATGGCTCCCATTATTACTGCTGGTAGGCCGGTCAGAGCAGAATCATAGGCGGCTTTCACCGACTTCAGAGCCCTCCGGTTGTGGAGGTCCTGCCCTAACGCCTTCTCGTAGCCACCGATCACCTTGTTGATGTTATCGAACATTCGATTGCTCCGCCGGTTGGGTGGTCGGGGGTCTCAGTTGGGACATCTTACTGTTGCGGACCATGTTGTAGGCTTCGTCGTAGACTTTCATCATTTGGCCCAGAAACGCCGCCCACCCAGCCAGTGTCCCAAACGTGTACATTGTGTTTTGGGCTGCTTGCTCCCTCTGGGCAACGAGGAGTTGAGCCTCGTGAGCCAACGCCATGCTGGACTTATCCGGGTAGGGGTCCGGGCCCTGAATCCTCTCAATCATATCCGGAATGGCGGGTAGTCCTCCGAATGCTCCCCCGGTCATGGTGGGAATGGTACGGATACCTTTTACCCCATTGTATGGGGAGGTGACGAAGTTGTTGTTGGTGGGGTCCATTGGGTTGAAGTTGGGAGCCGTCACCGTTGGCCCCAGCATCGACTCTGTCTCTTTGACCGCCTTCCAGTAGTCCGGGTTTTCGAGCCCCGTCCGCCACGGAGACACACCTTCGGCGGGTGGGCCCATTACGTTCGGATCGGCTCCGGCAACGCCCGACACCAATCCTTTGAATTGCTCCTTGCGGGTCCGTTCCTCTAACGCCCTCGCATGGAGGTAACTGTAGGTGCCCAACTCCAGTATCCGCCAAATACGCTGAGTGGGTGTGATTTTCTCGGAGGGCATTTCGGCCCCCATAGCCTGATCGCCCGCGGCCCGGCGTTTGGCGAACACCTTGTCGGCTTCCTCCATGCGGACACGGGACTGATTCTCCGGAGTGTTGGCCCTGAAACTTTCCGCCTGGGCTCTGGCTAAATCTATGCCCGCTTTGCGTTCCTCCTCGGCGTGGGGATCATAGTTGAACCCCACACTGGTTCCGGGTTCGTCAGAGCTCCCACCTCGACTTACTTGGAACCCGCCCCCGTAACCGCCCTGTCCCAATACTTTCACCGGCATAGTTCACCTTATGTGATCATGATGTTCCCGCCGGTCCCGGCGACAGTGGCCCCGAATCCAAAGCCGCGACGGCCACCTCCACCGCCCCCACCGGAGCCTGCCGCAGCCGCGATGGAATCATTGGCTATGCGGCTAAATCCGGGAACCGTAAACGACCACTCCGACAACATCCCGGCACTAGAAAACAATCCTTGAGTGAGAAGGCTTTCCGCACCGAGTTGGATGTTAGCGTCAGTAGCCTCGTGTTGGTAGTCGATGGCGGCGGCATCCGCGTCAATCATGTTCAGGTTGTTGGCCATAGCAAATGCGGCGGAATTAGCATTGTTGAACGCCTCAAACCGGCTCTTGGCGAAATCAGACCGCAATACACCCATCGCTACCGCCATGCGGGTATTCGCGTCTTGTTCGACGGAGGAGGCTTCAGTAATCGCCCGCACACCTGCAATTCCGAGGTTCGCTTCGGTGTCTGCCAATCTCGCATGAGTGTCGGCCACCCGGTCCTCGTAGGTGTTCCAGGCTTGCCTGGCAGTTACCGCCGTCTGCTGGGCATACCGCATTTGATACTTGTTCTTCATCTCCATAGCCTGCGGCGATCCTGGCTTAAATCCGGCCGCAGAGAGTTCATCCATGCCTTCCTGGACCATACTCTCCGCTAATTCGTCGTTGGCGGCACGGTACGACTGGACCTCCGCACTCACATTGTTCTGGAGGGCCTCGATTGTTGCCTGCTTACTGGCGGCAAAACGGTTATTCACGTCCTGCACCATGCTGCGAGTGGCGGCTGTGTGGGCTGCCCCGGCAACTCTGATCCGATCCGCTTCCGTTTCCGACTTGCTCAACGCCTGTGAGGATTCCAGTTGGAAATCCTCCAAGGATTTTCGGACACCGAAAAACGGAGAATCTGGAGCCGCCCCCTGAAAGTCGGCCGCACCCGCTCCCCTCTGGCGGTTCCGTTCGTTGATGGGGTTGAAAATCGCCTGTCCCCGCTCCTTCAGGCCACGACCAACCTGCTGAGCCGCTGCTGCCCGACTCGGCAGACCGGTATCCAACCGCAGTAACCCGCCCAGTTGGGTAAGTTGTTCCAGGATGGATGCAAAGCCTTCAGCACCCCCCTGGAGTGTCCCGGCAGCGGCCTGTAGTGTTGTCCCATAACCCATGACATCTGTTCCTTCTGGGGCCTACCAGTCCCCCATTATACCATATTTGTAGGGTTAAGTCGAATGCACCGACTGGTTGGGGTTAA